CCAGCCAGCCGCGGGGAAAGTATCACGGGGGTTATTTCTTACCGAGTTTGGCGCGAATCGACGCCAGCGAGCGGGCTGCGCTTGAGGGTTCCGGAGCTTCAGCTTCGTCTTCCTCTTCCGGTTCAGGTTCCGGAGCTTCCTCTTCCTCTTCGTCGCCGCCGTTTAACCCCAAGGCTTCGCGAATCTTCTCACGAATCTGGTCGTCGGTCGTGGACTTGTAAACCTTAACCACTTCGCCGAGTTCGTTGTCGTGGATGAACGCCTTGAGTTCGGCGCGGTCCATATCGTCCAGACCATCGTCGCTGCCTTCTACCTTGGGCTCCGGTTCAGGCTCGTTGCCCGGTTCCTCTTCCAGCTCCTCGGGCTCGGGGATGCGAACGCCGGGGCGGTTCTTCTTCGTACGAACGGGCGGAACGTCATCCTCGTCGTCATCGTCACGACGCTTGGCAGCTTTCTTGGTGACCTTCTTCTTGGGCTCGTCGTCAGAATCGCTGTACTGGGCGCGTACTTTCTCCACGATTTCCATCCACTCGTCGTCGCCGAAGACGTCGATACCGTGCTGCTCGTCGAAATTCTGAAGACCCTCCAGAGCACGTTCAAACATTTCCAGCGTGTACGTTCCGGCAACCTCCTCGATAGGCTTCAGTTTCATGAATTTCTCGATAGCCTCGTCCGTGAGGGGACATGCCTTGGGCTTCTTGCCGAGCGACACATCGTAGTAGTTCTCGCCCTTTTTCTTGTTCGGGTTCTTGATGTACTTGACGAACAGCGGCAGCCCCTCGTCCGGGTCGGTGAACGGATCGGTCTCGATAGGTTCATCCTCCTCCTCGGTGATGGCCAGGCGGTTCATGGCGTCGCGGACGGTCTTCTTGAACTCCCACAGCTTGGGGTCCATATTGTCTTCCTTGACCTCAGCTGCGTAGCACAGCCATGAAAGCGACGGCAGCAGGCCATCGCGCTGGGCCGTAACGGCGGCCACGGCATTCTCCGACCCGTGGGTCTTCACATAGGCTACATACTCCTGGACGATGTCCATGGCGGTCTTGCCGTGGAAAATGGAATCCAGTACCGTACCGCGACGCTCGTCGCCGGAGTCCGTAGTAAACGGCAGCCAGTAGCATTTCCGAGGTACGTAGAAATTGTCGTGGTCGGGATGGGCGGGGAAGATACGAATCTTCATAAGTTTGCCATCCTCAAGCGACAGGAACTCGGCGTTACCGTTGTTCAGCATCGAGTTGTCTTCGTCGATGCGGGCCTTGAGTTTTTTGATGGGAGTTGCTTTCAGCTTACTCCGCAAATCATTTGCCATAATACTTTGATTTTGTTAAGGTGTTAATATAAACGTTGTTAACTGTCGTCTTCGTCGGGAATCAGTTTGCGGCGTTTGCGTACTTTCATAACCGAATTCGCCTTACTCTGGAGGAGGTGCTCCTCGATATCGCCTGCCGGTATCGACAACGATAGCTTATCCAGTTTCGACGACTTATCCTTAGCGGAAAAAAGAAGCGAAGCGACATAATCACGCGTCTTCTGGGCCTCAAACAGTTTGAGTTTGTTAGCCTTATAAACCGGGCTCTGATAGACCGCCGTGTTTACCTCATCGACGGTTGCCGGTTTCTTGCGGTCCTCTTCATCGTTAAGGGCGGTGCGTATCTCCTCGCGAACCTTGGCTTCCATAATCTCACAGTTGAGTTTCGTTTCAGCCAGCGCCCGCTCGGCATCGGCCAGCAACAGGCCAAGACGGTTTACGACAACCGGAAAAGTGATAATCTCACCAACCAGATTTTCGTAGTGGATGGTCATCAATTCGTCAACGTCGATTTCGTCCTCGAACTCCTGAAATTCGATTTCGTAAACGTTCTTTCCAATCAGCAGTTTCCGTTTCATTCTTTAGGTTCATGTTGGTTTACGTCGCCCAAACGTACACGACGTGTGATCTCGATAATGAGATAGTGAACGGCTTTTTCCAAGTCGCGAATCAGACGGCTCTTGTTGTGCCCCACAGTGATGTATCGCTGGAGATAGCGCGTTACCTGGTAGATGTTGATGGCCGCACCGTGGTCCATACCATACAGCATCTTCTTGGTGTCAATAACCTTTTCGCCGTCAGCGTACTTATCGGAGTACGTCCCGGCGATGTGGTTGATAGTCATTGCCAGAGCCTGCGCGGCTTCAGGTTCAGCTTGGCAAATACGCTCGATGTCATAAGACACCTGCGAAATTAATGAATCTTGAGTCTTCTTGTCCATGTTAAATAATATCGTTTTGTAAGTCATTAATGGCTCCCACCCATACGTACATCAGGCGTTCTCGCTCACAAATATCCGCCAATATACACGTATTTCGTAACGTTGAAACCGCCTTATGATAGCTTTCCTCACAGTACGGCAACAGATTCAAGGGCCACGAACGGTTCCCCATCGCCAGTTCGCGCTTCAGGAAATACATCAACGCCATCCAATCAGCCACCTTTACAATCGCGTGAGCAACGTCGTAATATGGCGCATCCTTGGAAAGCGTTTTGGAGACTACCGAATCGTCTCCGAATTCGGCCATTACCTGGTGCGCAACAAACTCGTCCAAAACGTTACGCAGTTCCGACCCGTTATAAGCGTTATATTTAAGTTCGTGGGTGATATCGCGACGCAGAATAGCCTCGTCGAAGTCATGCATCAGCGCCATCTTCAGCGTCTGATACTTGAACGTAGCCACCGTATTATTATCGTCCCCTCCAGGCCAGAGATAGTCCAGCAGGCACATCGTGAAGACCGATACCTTGTACGAATGTTGCGAAACGCTTTCCTGCTGGTGGCGGTCATACTCCAACCACTGCTTGATGTTATCCAACCGCGCAAGATGATCGCGGTTGAAGAGTTTGATTAAATCATCCTTTTGCATAACCGATTTGTTTTACTATTGTAATATCTCTAACCTTGTAGATTGTGAAGACTGTACGGTCTTCTTTCCAGCAAAATAATTCACACGCCCTGAAACAGCCACAATACGGTTCAACAGCGTAGCTTCGTTTTCCGGCTGATGAAGCCAAAAGTCAGGCCACAACGTAATCTGGATGATGAGGTCGTTGACCTCCACTTGCAGTACACCGTAAGAATCGCCACCTTTGGTTTGACGTTCGAATACGTTATTCACACGACCAACGATACAAACCTCGTCACCCTCGCGTTTACGCTCAAACTCGGCGGCGGTAACGTACAGCCGAACCATCCGTTTTCCGAGTCCGTATTCGTTCATCATACGTTCGTAATCCACCTCGCCGTACCCGGTTAATTCACGCTGTTTGAAGACCCACCAGGCGTTAGTATGGACATCAGGCGAAGTGAATTCGTCGGAAAGCGGTTCGCCGCGGCGTTCGAGATACTGCTTGACGATGTCCAGACGCTGACGAGGATTGCGTATGTCTTCTACCAGATCGAACGCTCCAGCCATAATAAGACGCAACACCACAGTACGGTTTATGCCTTTAGGGGCAGAAGTTATGAAGTCCTCAAACGAGAACACTTCGCCGTGTTCATCTTTCATGGCTTTCAATAGCGTCAACGCCCGCTCGCCTACTCCCTTGACCTTACCCAGCGAAAAGAAGATACGGTTCGTCTTGGGGTCGCACGTAAAGGTTTCACCCGAGAAATTGATATCCGGTGGACGGACCTCAATATCGACACCCGTCTTCTTCATTTCGACAAGCCGATACGGAATATCAGCCTCTTTAGAAGCGTACTGAAGCGACGTCGTCCAAAACTCCAACGGGTAGTTCACCTTAAACCACTGCGACCAGTACGACATCATCGTGTACGCAACGGCGTGCGACTTGTTGAAACCATAAGAAGCGAACGCCAGCATCTTCTCCCAAACTTCAGAGGCTTGTTCAATGGCTCGTTTTTCCGCAACTCCTTTTGATTTTATCAAATTGGAATATCCGTTAACGAACTTTTCCTTGAATTGAGCTAAGGCTGTGTGATTCTTTTTCTTAATGTACGTACGACACTCGTCGGATTCGATAGGCGTTAAACCTCCAACAACCATCGCCTTCATGATTTGTTCTTGGTAGGTATACAGCGAATAGGTATCACGCGTGATATCCTCCATCCCGGGGTCAAACTTTGGCTTCTTGCGGCCGTTCTTTATATCGACAAACGTTTCGTGCGCCTTCACATCCATCGGGCCTGGTCGGAACAGTGCCGTCATAGCGATAAGGTCGTCCAGGCTATGCGGTTTGGCCTCGCGGCAGTAGTTCATCAACCCCATAGCGCCAAACTGGAACACATCCTCGCACCAACCGCGCTGGAAATAACGGTAAACCTCTTCGTCGTTGAACGGAATGGTGTTAACGTCGATTTGCTCCCGACGGTTCTTGGCGATAAGTTTGATGATAGACGAGAACTTATCCAGCTGGTTAAGACCCAATATGTCCTCCTTCAAGAAGCCTGATTTGTCGATATACTTGCCTTCCCACTCCGATACAAGCACATCGCCCATTTTCTTCATAGGCATCCAACCAAACAAGTCGATCGGGTTTCCATCCTCATCTTCCTGCGGTACAACAATGACCGCTGAGGGATGAATTGACGACGTTTTACACTGCGTAAGGGCGTATTTCGTCATATGGACCAACTCGGGGTGATCCTGCACAAAACGGAACAATTCACGCGATGTAGCTGCGTAGTTAAACAAGTCGCCCCACGTGTACTCGATTTGGTCGTCGATGTCCTTGGTGAGTTTGTTCATTACCGCGAACGGCACGCCCATGACCTTGCCGAAATCCTTCAAACATGTCTTGAGTTTCATGCGGGTGTACGTACCAACAGAGCACACATGATTGACGCCATAGCGTTTGGACATGTATTCCTTCACTGTATCCCGAAATGCAACAGGGAAATCGGCGTCCACGTCCGGCATGCTGTCCTGACGGGCAATTTCGACTTTTTCTATTTTTAGAATCTTCATTTCTTCCTTGGTTTCATTCCATACCAAAAACCGTCGGGGAGCGGACTGTCCTTCGGTATAACAGTATTTATTTCACCATTAGTTATTCTAACTTTGCCTTGCATAGGATTCGTGTATCCTTGTTCGTATTTTACGCGAAATTTTTCCCTTAACGCCTGACGTTGTTCCGCCGACCAACGATTATTCCAATTCGGATTGTTCTCACCTGCATAGCGGCCCTTCATTTTGGCAGATAATTGCGCCTTTTGCTCCGGCGTCCAGTAATTACCGTAGTTTGGATTCTTTTCGCCGGCATATCGACCTTTTAAGGTTTGTGAAATTCTTTTCTTGTAATCGGTATTATCCAAAGTCATTTGACGCTTTTGATGAATTCTTTTCATCACTTCCGGATGATCCTTGAATGTCTTTTTAAGCGAACGTGAAACTTTAGCCGCAACCTCTGGTATCAACATGGGCGAACCGCTTCCAAACTTATTCGCCGAACCCGGTAATATGTTGTAGCCAATCTTTTTATTGGCGGAATCGAATTTCTTGATGTAGAGCATCTCCCAGGCGTCTAATTGTAGTTGAGTGTCACATACGCGAAGTGTTTCGCGCTTGAAGTTATTTCGGCCGTAACGCTTAATCGCGTTCGTCAAAGATACGCCGCTACCTAAATAACCATCAAACTCATCCGTATCGCACCAGTGTTGGCCTATGTAAATTCTTCCATTAACGAGGTTTGTCGTTTTGTAAATTATACCTTGCATAAAGTCCGCAATTTATCAATATCAATGTCCAGATCTATATTTGACAAATCGCAGTCTATATCTATTTCCTCGCCATTACGAAGAGGAATTTTAGCGTTTTCGGGCAATCTAAACTTGCCATACCCCTCAATTTCCAAATCCCAAAATTTAGGAACCGTTACGCGATTAGAATTCAGAAACCGTTCGAACATGAGGTTGTATTTCAACGGGTCCACGTCCGTGATGTACAGACAATACGCAATCAACGAACCGCAAACCGAGCCACGGCCTGCCCCAGTCATGATACCCTGCTCGCGACACCAGTTCATGATGTCCCAAAGTATCATAAAGTAGTCACACAGCCCATTCGGTACGATGATGGCGCATTCCTTTTCCAACTCCGCCAGATACTGGTCGAGGTTATCAACCTTACCTACCAGCCGCTCCTGTACGCCCGCTTCCAGTTTCTCGAAAAAGGCGTCTTCAACCGTAGTTTTTACAAACTCGTATTTCGGCAGGTGACGTATTCCGGTGGGTATCTTAAAGTCAATACTCTCCGTCAACGTCGTGGAATTAGCCATGCCATCAATTATCTTTTCGTAGAGGGGCGCAGCTACGTCCATCCACTCTTCATACGCCAGAATCGTCTCTTTTGAGTTTTTGAAATACTGGGTTGCGCTTTCGGCATTAACCACACCTGCTACCTTGTTCAGAAGCGACTTCAGCGGAGCCTCTTCGGCGTCGAGGTAATACGAGTCGTTTATAACGAGCGGCGGCGTCTGGCGGTAGAGTTTAATCTTACGACAGCGACATATGTAGGTATCAATACTTTCCAAGTGGTCGCGGAATAGAGTTTCGGACGCATACTCCACCGTGTCAATCTGGTAATATACACAGTCAAATGCGGCGTGATAGGCTGTCAATAACCGCTTGCAACGCTCGACGTCCCCCTTGAAATAGTTTAATTCGCTGTCAGGCGGTATTACACATACCAATCCGCGCCCTAACTTGTAGAGTTCTTCCGCGGGTATAAACCCCTGATAATCGACGTTGATGGCCTTATTAACCAGCAGCAGATTACGCCATCCCTGGGTATTCATGGCGTAGAGTTTCAACGAAAATGTTTCCTGAACGTCAGCCGCCGGGTCATAGTTACAAGCCACCGTAACGGTTTCGCCGATGATAGGTTTCAGCCCCTTACCTAAGCAAGCGGTCTGAAAGGCAAGCGTGCCAGCCAGCGTATTACGGTCACAAATACCCAGAGCCGTCATACGGTTGAATTTGGCCTTAGCAGCCCACTCTTCGCAGTTGGACGAACCGTTCAAGAACTCGTATTCACTATGAACACCCAGGTGAACGAACGGAACCAGTTCCTCAGCCGTGCTGGTACCAAGATATTTGAAGTCGCGGAATTCGGGGCGAAAAACCACAGTCTTATCCAGTCGCAGGTGGTCCTTCTTTATATTCGAGTAGTAGAACTTGCCGCCGAATTCGAAGAGGATGTATTTCACCGCGCCATCGTACAGCGCGTCGAATTCGTCAGCCGTTACCGCGAACGAGAACCGTTCGTCGATTATCTTTCCGTTATCGTCGGGATGTAGATACAAGAAGTCCCCTACGCCCTCAATGGCGATTATGTTCAATTCGTCATCGCGCTTTTCTTCGATAGCCAGATAGTTATCTTCCGCCCACCGACGTAGCGAGTCAGTCATATTACAGGAGTTTATGGATTTCTGCGTTAGAAAACCTTGCCGCGAAGAAATTACGAGCCAACATCAAGTAGTCCCACTTTTCTTCAACGGATACGGTCCCTGTGATACGGTCCATCAGCACACAGCACGACTTCAGCAACGAATCACGGTCATCCTTATAGGCGCCAATATTTCGCTTGTAGAAGACATACACCTTCAACATCTGGTAAACTACCCAGAAATAGGTTGATTTCTCAAACACGTAGTTCTCAAACCCGGCCTCGTCTTCCAAGATATTGCCTTTTGCGTATCGCACCGCCAAACGATTTATCATCTCTTCTATAAAGGCCGTTATTTCACACAGGCGGTTTACCGGAACCTCCGATTCGAACTTAAAGTCCATCATATACGACATCGCCCCCTCGTAATACAAGCTGCGGCGCGTATTATTGGACACGAAAAGTTCGCTCATCTGCTCGGCGATATTATTCCATTCGTAGATATGGAGCGACTGCGAGTTGTGAGTCTGAACACCTAACTCTACCCCCAAACAGAGGGACATTACCTCCGTCAGAAACGAGAACTGAAAGATGTTCGTGGGTAAGCCCCAGTGGAGATCATTCGAACGGTTTTGGACTGTGGTAACGAGTTTCCCGTCGCGGATTTTCAACATCACCATATCGTTACACGGCAAGTCCTTCGATTTCACACCGAGGTCGAACTTAGGATTCCAAATCGACATCACAACCTGACGTGTTTCCGGGTCATTGCTCAACAGACGAACAGCTTCCTTTACCTGGTCCAGGCCCGGGTCCATCGACTCACCCTCTGACGAAATACCCCAATGACGTAAACGCCAGCCGTAAGGGGCATGGAACGTAACGCCATTATCGGAAAAATCAACCATCTTGCCGTTAAATATTTTCAGGAACTCGACGTCCTTACGACCTGTAACTATCCACATAGCTTCAGCCAGCAGGAAGAAGATGTTGATGTTGCGGGCATAGCCGCCTACACAGCGGCGATACGGGTTGTTGATGATTGTCTTGACATCGAGCAGTTCGCGTACCTTACCAGCACGAGAATCCTGAAGCGGGAGCGTCGTCATCGCGCGGTTAATATACGGATATACCTCGGCGAACGAACCGCGCGGGTCGGTGAATACCACACGCCGCCGATAGTCAAACTCGAAACAGCTAATGCCTGTTTCGACCTGGGAAATTGATTCTTGCTTCATATCCTTAATGCGGTTTTATCTGGGGTAAATAACGTTGAAGACGGGTGTACGAAAAACCCCGGCCATGACGACCGGGGCGGCCAAAAAGACCTCTCTCATCATCCCTTACGGGTTTATTTCTTGGCGGCCTTAGCTTTCTTAGCGGCCGCCGCTTTCATGAGTGCAGCACAGGCCTTAGCCTTGGGATCCTCGGCAGGTTCATTTGCTTCAGCCTTGGGAGCGACTTTCGTCGTAGCGGGCGCGGCTTTCTTAGCAGCCGGAGCGGCAGCTTTCTTAGCAGCCGGAGCGGCAGCTTTCTTGCCGGTTGCCTTCAGGTCGGCCTCCATCTTCTCGCGGTTCTTACCCAGACGTGTATCGGCGGTGGAAACGGCCGACTTGATGTCGTCGAGATAGGTCTTCACAACCTCCATCGCGTCGTTCCAGGCGATACCCTTGAGCCAGGGCAGATTGTTCCACGTCATGACGAAGTCAAGACCATCCTCGGCCAGCTTGTCCTGCGAAGCCTGACTGCGGAACGTATTCAGGACGACGTTGGTCGTAGCGAACTGGCCATCTTTCGAGTACACGTTCTCGAACATGATGGCCACCGGATGCGAGTTGGCGCCGCCGAACTTGATGGAGATACCCTGCGACACGGCGACGTACTGGAACTCCTTTTCAGGGAAGAACTTGCTCAGTTCCTTGCGGAGCAGGTCGAGGTGCTCAGGGTTCGTCTGAGGCTTCAGACGAATACCCTTTTCGTCGCGCTTCGAAGGCTTTTTGATGGTCTTAGTTTTCTTGGGCTTGGCCTCTTTCTTGGTGGCGGGTTTCTTAGCCTTGGGCTGCGGCTTGGATTCCTCAGGCTCGGGCTCTGCTTCCGGTTCAGCTGGAGCGGCCTCTTCAGCCTCCTGAGCAGCCTCTTCTTCCTCTTCGGCGGCTTCCTCAGCCAGCTCGTCGGCCTGCTGCTCAGCGGGCGTAGGTTCTTCAGCCGGAGCGGCCTCTTCAGCCGAATCGCTCTCCAGTTCGGCGAACGAACCGACGATGTCAATCAGGTTGTCAATTGTCTCCTCGTCCATGCCGGGGATTCCAGCCTGCTCAAGACGCTCAATGAGGATCTTCTTTGCCTCATCCTCGGTATTGGCGGTAATACCGAGTTTCTTCAGCCGTTCGGCGTTCACTTTCGAAATTTTAGTTGCCATGATTTTTGTACGTTTTAGTGAAACAATTTTGATTTATTCATCGTTTAATCGGTAATAATCGTATCTTGTTGGCGTATAATATAACGCTGACTTGTGATTTGCCAACAAGTAGGCTTGCTGTTCGGCAATAATTTGGTCAACAAGCGTACACGCGTCGCTGAAGAGCATGTTAGGATCGTATCCCTCAACAGCAGCCCGCGGTGTGCGTAACATACGCGCCATCATGCCTTTGCTGCGTCCCCGTATGTGGAGAGAAAATATAACGCGCTTCATTCCTGTAAGATTGGCCAGGACATCAACGCCATTTATCACAAAACGGTTCAGCTCCGGCTCAGTTTGGACGACGTCCTCTATGCCGCAATCGTAGGCCGTTTGGTCGATTCGCAGTTTGTGGTTTTCCTTGCGGATAGCACGCATTAGGTCAGTACACTTATTCGAGCAAGCACACTCAACGTAGTACCGCAACGGAACAGGTCGCGCAGCTGTACCGCGTCGATACGCTAACCAACGGCGTCCATACGCCTTTATTGAAGTGAAGATTTTTAGGCGAAACTCTTGTAACAAATCGTCGCGTTCCAACGACAATTCCTCATAAGAGTAGAGTTTGTTGGCGTATTTAACAGCCAGGAACTCTAATTCTTTGTAGGCTTTTTCCGACGCTTTCATGCCAATTAGGTTTTACGATTGTGGACGTTTTACATACATCCACAGCACGAAGGTAGGTGAAAATTTCCAATGTACAAAGAACTTTACAAAAATTTTCAAAATTTTTTACAACACACGTATCACTTCTGACTTAGGTACGTTGTCGGCATATACCTGGCTTCGCTCGTTGTAGAGCGTTATAAAATCGCCTTTCACAGCGTCGAGTTTCCACACTTCACCCCGGTAGGAAAAATCGCTGTTGACCGAATAATAATTCATCCAATCCTTCGGACTCATGGCGAACATCGGACGATTCAGCGGGTCGAACAGTTCAGCCCTCACATCACGCATCTTCTCAGGTGAAGTGAAGATAGAAGTCAACTTATTACGGTTAGCGATATCGCATATTTTCTCGCGCTTGAATTCCATCACGCGTGAGAAATATCGCTTATCCTTGGGGGAGAAATATATTTTGCGCCTAAATTCGGCCATCAGATATTCACGCTGTATAACGTGGAAATACTCCGCTACCGACAAGCTCCTTGCACTATTCATGACTCACCTTTTTAGTTTTCCTATCACATTCCAAGCAAAATCGCGCGGACGCTGTAAACGCTCAAAGACTTCCAGCGTCTCGGCTTCGTTACACTCGTCAATATCTTTCTTGGTCGTGAAAACTATATTTGTTGAAAAGTACTTATCCAATTCGAATGCATACTTTTTAATCTCCTTTATGGCGTCAAAATCGTAAAGCAACACCACCGCGCGGACGCCTTTTTTTTGGAGCATGGCGCGTTGGTAGTCGCTTATTTTCTTGCCGAACGTAGCACAGCACTTGACGTCGTCACACTCGTCCAATCGTAACCGACGATCAACGGCTATTTTATCGAACACGCCTTCAACTAATATCACCGTCGCGCCGGGCGCCTTTATATCGTCGTAGCCATACAACATCTTGGCGAAGTCGGCTCCAGTATCATTACGCCAGCGCAGGGCGTCGGGCGGTACTTTCTTCGAAGCGTAACGGCCCTGGAAAGCCGTGATGACGCCATCAGTAGTTACTGGAATGAGGATATAATCGGCGTACCGCCGTACTAACTTAGTACGGCCAATGGCGTATCGCTTCATAACATCTGGAGTAAGACCGCGGTCGCGTTCGAGATAAGTGTCGTGCAAACATACTTTGTAGCCCACAGGCATCTTCCGCGGTGGCAGTGGCTCCAGTTTTACGTCTTCAGAAGCAGACGTCGTCAAATCTCGTATTTTGGATATTACCTCGCGTTCCTCGATAGTGGCTCCCTCTAACAGGTACAGCTTATCAAACTGCGATAGTAGCTTGTAAACGCCGCCCTCCTCCCAGCATTTCTTACACGAAAAACGTAGGGTGTGGACGTTAACATAAAAATGGGATTCTTTCCCACAAAAAGGGCACTTGGTGATATATTCCGTGCGCCGTGAGTTAAACCGCCCGTCCGTACCAAGCAACTCATGAACGTCTATGCCCCATTTATTCGTCATCGTCCACCGACGTATTACGCCGTCCGCGTTTCGTTTTGGTAGCGTGCTGCTCTTCGACAATATCCTCCCACGGCATTTCCAGTGTTCGCTTGCGGTCGTAGAAACGCGAATAGGTCATGTTGTTACAAATACGGATAATATCCCCGGCCTTGTGTTCGCGAGCCTTATCAAGATACAAACGCATGATTTCTTCCTTGCGCTCGTCGGACGTGAAATTCATCGTCACGAAACCGTCCATCGGGTTTACCTTACCTTTAGCCTCTGCCAGATTGTAACGCGTAATGACAAAGTCAGGATCGTTGAGGAGTTCAGGCGGAATACCATTAGCCTGGGTAGCAACGTGAACCACGGCGTTGAACTCCATAGCCATCATTTTAGCCTGTTGAGCCAGTTTCATCTGACGGAAGCGCTCCTCGTTCATCGAATAGCTATGACCGTCGCCTAACTCGGCCAATTCAAGATAATCCCACAGTATCATGTCCACCTTGCCGTAGGCCCGTTCTATGTCCTGGAGTTCCTGACGCATCTGAGTAACGGTCATGCCACCGAAACTTTCAACCGCCACGACGATAATGTCGGTTTTACCTAACTTGGCCACGACGCGTTGCGCCATCTTCAGTTTAGTATCGGAAATATTACCGACCTTTACATCCTGGTATATACCGCCTAACCACGCAGAATCGTAACGGGCCATGGCTTGCTCGCGTGTGCCTTCCAACTGAAAATGAACTACGCGATACCCTTGCCGTGAAGCCGCGATACCCAGGTGTACCAGCGCTTGTGATTTACCTGCACCCGATATACCCATCCACAGCCACGCTTCACCCGTTTCAGGGCCGCCATTGGAACCGCCTAACTTGTAATCCAGTTCGTCAATGCAAGTAGGAATTTTGAAACGATAATTCCAGTCGGTACTCCGCCGTTCCAGCTGACGACGATTGAAGTCGCTGAACACGCGGTCGTATTTAGCGTCCTGGATAGTAAAGTGCGATATTTCCTCAGCCGCTTTAATTAGGATATTATATGCCTTTTCCTTATCACCCATGTTGTAGGAATCGGCGATACGGTCGTTAGCGTCGAGAAATTTCATCTGGCGAATGTACGCTTCCAGCGACGCTATCAACGACGGAATGTCTTCGTCCGTAACATCTACGTCGCGTATATTCTCGATTAATTCCAACACCCCCTCGTCATCCAGAAAAGCCTGTTGCAACTGGCCGATGGTCGGTACGCGCCCGGTCTTGGAATAACGTTCGGTTATCTTTTTCCACACTTTCTTTTCAGCCTCAACCTGAAGATACGAAAAGCGCAGATATTGATTCAATATATCGAACACCGAACGTTTACGAATAGCCGCCGAAAACAGCTCGGTAATTAGGTTGGATGATAGTCTATCTTTAAGCATATCCTCGTATTTTGTACACAAGAGGGTAGTTCTTACCCAGTAGTTTCTTACACTGTTCCTTGAACTTACACGTCGCACACCAAGGGCTCCGGTGGTGGTATAGCGTCGTATTCACGATACACCACGCAAACCCCTTATTAGTGCTGTAAAACGCCGCTTTGGCTTTTTCTTCGCGGTCTATAAGCCTAACTAATAACGCTGGTAACTCGGTCTCGCTCTTGAGCGTAGAGACGTCAAAACGGCTTTTCAGCCCCTTAGCCACAAAACGCGCGGTCGACGTCGGATAGACCTTTTCCCACGATTTTATGGCCGTCTTACTGACCAACCAAGTCAATCGCGTACGACTTAGCGTCTTGCGTGATAAGCTCGAACGCTCGCCGTAACGACATTGTAATTGAAACAGAATGAAACGGCGGGTGAAGTCCTCAGTGGCGGAGGCGTAACGTTCTATGAAGTGATTCCACGCGTGTATGTCGGTATCGTTTACGCGGAATGTCTGACGCATATCGCACCCCATCTGGTACAACACGTCCACCAACAGTCTTACGGCATATCGGTAGAGTGCAGGTTTACGGATAACCAAATCGTCAGCCATCGTTCAAGAGTATTTAACCAATTATCAACCGCCGTATCCAGTATTCCAATACCATCCTCGCCAACGGCCTTAACGTAGGTATTTAACCGTGTCGATGAGTGTTCCGAGAAATAGGCGTCATCAATGTCCATAAAATCAATGACAGCCGAACGTGTCTTAGCTTCTGTAGCGCCAAGAACACGTCCTTTACGCTGGATAGTATTGGCGTTTTCAAGACCTCCATCGACGTTAAACAGTATTTCAACCTCCGGTAGCGTAACACCTTTCTTGAAGATATTAGACGCCATAAGTACACCACCATCGGTACGCTCCAAAAACTCGTTTTTGATGCGTTCACGTTCCTCGTTATCGGTATCGCCATGGATAAAAGTACATCCAGTGAGTTCGCTGATATGACGGCCGTGGTCCACGGATTGAAACATCACCAGCGTCTTAAACCCGCGATCGCGACACATCTTGATGACCTTAACGACGATGGCGTCACGAATCTGAGAGTTGAATATCAATGCCTTTTGGTACGCCATATAGGTGGCAGCGCTAATAGCACGAGCGTCCTGCTCTAAAGCCAACAGAAATACCTTGTACTCGGTCAATACACCGCGTTCACGCAGCGTTTCTTCCTTGATACGATATACCACATCGCCGCTCCAGGCTTTAAGATGCAAGTTCTCCACGAACGCCTCTGCGCGATATGGTGTGGCCGAAAGGCTTAGCTGGTGCGTGAGGCGCTTGCAACTTTTGTATATCCTCAACTTAGGAGCCGAAGCGTTATCATGAATCTCATCCACAATCAAGAACCGTAGGCTTTTCAAAAAGTTCTTGAGTTTGTTCTTCTTTCCAGTCTCAGTACAGCGTTTAGAGAGCGTCGATTGGATAGTTTGTATCATGCCGACGGTTACGCGCTTTTCGGTATCGACACGTCCAGCGCGTATTTCGCCAATCTCGATTCCGCCGTAAGGCTCAAAATAGCGCGTAAAATCATCTATGGCCTGCTGGAATAGAGTTTTACTGTCAACCAAGAAAAGGACCTTGTGTGATACGGCTTCAGTCTTCAAGAAGATACGTATGCACTCGCCGGCAATAAAGGTCTTTCCGCCGCGCGTTGGAACGACAATGATACCTATGCGTCGCCGAAAAAACGCCTCAACGGCTCGTCGCTGGTGAATGTACTTTCCACTCAACCGTTCATCAATCTTAACCGACCTTGGTAGCTTAAAATCGTAATCCGTCAATCGGTACTCGCGGCCAGCGGACGAAAGTTTTTTAATCAACGTCGGCAGCATCCCGACCTTAAACGTGAACGCCCGACGGTCAAACATCTGTATTGTGTCTGAATACGCAAAAGGACTTGGGTTACGATACGTAAGCGCCTTGGCCACGATACGCTTACCCAAGCTATCGCACCCTACAAACGAGTACTCAAAAAAGTTTACGCGAACTATTTCTATCCTGTAAGCTGCCATATGCATATCCCCGCCGCTGTGAGCGGTTATTGTACTGAATCTTTAACTTTGACGCTGTAAGGTCACTCGGCACAGGTTTAACAACCGCCCAAATTCCATGCTGGGGAGAATGGCGTATATACCCTGCACCAGCCATGAGATTGAAATAGGCATTCATGGTGGTAACCGAACCGTACTTACGATAATTTTCTGCGCGTTCCTCCAATATGGCTCGTATGGCTTTCTGTGTCACCAAACTGCCATACGAGCATTTAGACATGTATTCACGGATAACGCTCCAAGCCGTGACACTGGTCTTTGTTCTTCGAAATACCATGGCTAACTTTCTTTGTCAACGGCGTTGGCGTAATAAGATACCAAATACTCAAGAAACTCCAGGCGACGTTGTTTTTCGGTAATAATCCACCAAAAAAGGAACGCTTCTGAATTGGCGTCATCAGGACGTACAAACGCTGGGATAAGTTCAGACACCGTTGGCCTACTGCATCCTCTATGACGAATCAACGCGAGCATCAATTTGTTGAATTCCTTGTCATCAGTTTCCTCATAGCCATTTTTGATTATCGTATTTATCAACAACGGACACATACCGTTGTAGCTTTGAGGATTCTTTCGCCATTCATCACGCGCTTTCACGCATATCTTGAATCTCCATTCATTTACAGTCATCTTTTCAACAATTTCGTTTCAAAATCACATGCCTTACGCACGCACATCACATTCTCTTGCTGGTGGGGGATATAGCGAAGGAGGTTTACCCCCTTTCCCCCTACTGCCAATGTGGCTTCTTGCTGTATGGGTCGCGTGTCGTTGAAGTGGTTTACCCCTGTTTATCCCGAACACCGTTGCACGCTTTGGTAACCACATAAACGTTGTAGGACATTAGGCGACGCAAAACGCTTCGATGGGGTACGTGTATAGGCACGTAAATAAAAACTCGCTGCCAATGAGAATTTCGGCCCTACAACGCGAAAGACCCCGGCGTGAACCGGGGCCTCTCTTTGCTGACCTGTTATCGTTACCGCTTAGGAGGGTATTTCTTATTCGAAATGTACTTAACCCACCCAAACCAATGATTCCAGAAGTGACGCGAATAATCAGGGTCATCCTGGGTGTACTGGCATTCAGTTTCGAAACAGATATTCTTATACGCCATGTTGTACGGCGGAAGCAGGATTTCAATCAACCAGCATACCACATACACGGCATAATACGACACTACCCAAAGCAACCACCACCAAGGGTTGTAATCGTATATAAGCCACGTTGTAAGAAACAACGCAAAAGAGGTGATCATGATTTGAAGAACCTGGTGCCAGTGACGACGTTCATGACGGTAAATAGCTTCCGGGATATTGCGCCCATGCGCCGTATCTTCACGAACGAAGATAATGAACCACAAGGTCATCATCCAGAACCCCTTAACAGGAATTAGCTTGTTGAAGATAATCCACATATTCTATCGTAGTTTACGCTCCTGCCGTGGTAGTGATGGTGCAGGCAGTGCCCTCAACCGTTCCGCTGCCATTGGTCGTCCCCGAGAGGGTGATGGTCTTCAGCAGTTCCGTTTTTTGAGCGTAAGCCGCCAGATCGGTCTTTTTGGCGTAGTCATCCATGCTGGGCTTGCCTTGAACGTCGTCCCAGTTGACTTGACTTCCGCCGCCCGTCGAAGCGTCGGCCAGTTTCAGATCAACGATCTCAAGCAAATCGTTGACCGTCTCCATCGTAGCGTAGGGAGTGATCTGCAGGCTCTCGCGAATTTTGGCGATAAGGGCCTGAATTTTCTCAGTGTTTGCCATAATACTTTGTTGTTAATGTGTTAATGAAAGGTTTTTCTAACTTTTGGGGAATCCGGCCTTGGTATTTTTATAAAGACCTACCGTCTGAGCTGTATCCCACGTAGCAATAACAAGATTATCGCTTAGCTGTATGACCTTCAACTGCCGTGAAACTTGTGCGTCAGCAGAAACGTTTGGTGCATTGGTGGTGAAAGTTACAGTCTTCTGACGCTGAGACCCTGTATAATTTGGATCTGATGTCACCTCGACAGAGGTTGTTCCTGGTAACTTAGCTGGATCAAACGACACATAAAAATTGTCGTTGGATCCATCGCCCCAAGCAATTGTTGTTTTCTGAATAGCCATACGCAGTTTTAATTATTCCCGGAGGCAGTAAATAACTAACCTTCGGGATGATACAGTTTGGTAACGTTACGATACAGTGAACGTAGTGTTGGTCGTTACATTGAGTGTTACGCCCGAACCGTCCTGAGGAACATTGACGCTTTCCTTGTTGATGGTAAGATAAGGATCGCCCGATGCCTGCTTGAGCGTGATCGTGGCAGTTTTAGTGCCTTTCGTAGTGGCAGTGATTTGCTGAGTACGCTCCGAGATAGTTGTGTTTTTAGATGCCGTAAGCGTCAAAACGAACGCAAATTTCTTCGTTGCGCCCGGATCGCTCGGGATCGCTACACCGGAAGTAGCGCTGGCACCATTAGCCTTGTAGCTGATCGATGCGATATTGGCGGCAATAATATCTCCCGCACCTTTCGAGAATGTAATGGTGTCGGCGTTGGACATACCGTCCAATACAACCGAACCGCCACCCTTGGGGACTGATGCCACAGATCCGTCGTCAAACGACACAAATTCAGCAGCAGCCTGCAAGATGGCCGAGAATGACTTGTTGGGGCTTACTCCAGGAGCGGTAATTGTAAAATTATCCGTTTGGTTTAAGCGGTTGCCAAGATTGGCAGTTTTAGCTTTGAGCGTCAGCTCGGTATCACCTGAGCCTGAACCAGGAGAACAGATGACGTAGCTTTTTGTTACATTAGCCATAGTTTTTTTTTGTGTGTGGAATTATTCCACGTTAAACGAAGTATTTGTGTGTACATTATTTTGTCCGTACCAATCATTTTCCTGTGTAAGCCAAACGGACTGCTTTTCTATCTCTAAATAAGGCAGTTCGCGTTTAAACAACACCTCGCCATTTAAGACGACTCGCTGTATGGTTGGCTTACCAGCTTGATAAGGCCAGATTATTTTGCCATTAAACACAACACGACTGATCTTTTCAGACGCCACCAACTGGCGACCGTTAAAAATCAAGTCTGTTATTTTTTTATTGGCCATCTTCGTCAAGTTTTACCTCGATGTACAGAATATTGTTGTTTATCATAGGTGCTTCTGTCACTATTTCAACACCTCGTACTGATTCCGACCGAACGCTTTTTGCGTTAATTTCGTTCTGAAATTTTTGTTCGCTTTCATCGAAAATCTGCTCCGACCTCGCCAATTTCCCATCGGCAGTTTTTGAGTGAAGTAACCCGTATATATTGATCTCAGCCATATTGGTTATTCGATTATACCGTTAAAACAACCTGCTGCCCACGGTCCTGCACTGCGGTAGCACTTGTAATTACCCTTTCCCTCAACCGTCACTATTATCGGAAGCGCCATCGGCACATCAAAACCGCTCGACGTTACATTGTTGATAGTCATATCATCAGGAACACAGAGCCACAAGTATTCGTCAGCACCAACATCCACTGTAACTTCTCCAGCGGGAGATGGTTTGATAGGTTGCTGGTACATGCCAAGAACGTCTGCTGATTCAATACTTTCCTTCGGCGAAGCATCGAAGTACATACGCCTGTAAGCGTTTACCGTAACCGTTACGGCCTTGACAATGCCCTTTATTACGGCCGTTATTTCATACTCTTGCGTAGTACTGATGTTATCAGTGACGCTCTTCACATCAGGATCAGTAACGAGAACAGCATCACCCTTTCGGACTTCAATCGAATCAGGCGTTATGGGTTGATCGTTGAACTTAGTCTCCCAAGCCAGCGTGACCTCCGTTTCAACATTCTCTTCGAAAATATCGGGAACTGCTTGAGAGGTTAAGTTAGTGTATTGTGTATATACCACGTTGGCTAATTCATCAACGTTATCTTGTGAAGCGGCGTTGATGTTTTCGCGTGCTTGTTGTTGTTCGGAAGTTTTTAATTCCTGTGCGATGTCAAATCGCACGGCTCCAATTTCTACTTCGCCACCAGCCGAATATGCCGGAATCATTACTGTTTGAACTTGCCAGTAATTTGTATTCCAAAATAGTACGACAAAAGCTACGTGAGTCTCATCAGTCGTCACCGTTATGGGATTTAACTGGGCATCGACGAACTTTCTGTAGGTAACGGTCTGATTGACCCCAACCTGAGATAAGTACGCAACACGAGCCGAAGGCGGTTCAATAGGTTCTGTTTCAGCGTCAGCTATACCAACAATAGACGTGCTCATTGTTGTTTCAAGCTGCTGAACATAATCCAACAACGCCAACTCGTAGTTCTGCTGGTTGGGGACTTCTACTTTGGTCCCCTCCGGCCGCTCTTCGAGGGTCTGAAGGATAAGTTTCCGGACGTCGTTATAAGACAGTGGCATATGACTATGAATAATCTTGTTCGTTGTACTCGTCGCTGTATTCACGAGTGTCAACAAGGTTATAATTGACGATTATCGAAATACGTTCCAGAGTTTCCTCTTTGACTTTTTCGTCGTACTCCTTGAACAGCTGCTCACAGGTCTTGTGAGCCGTTTCTTTGATGGTACGTTTTATCCACAGCCCGATACAAGCGTCGGGTTGAAGCGTTTCGGCCACCAGCAACGTATTGTTGATGGCATTACGAAACTCGCCATCAAACTCCAAACGTATTTTACCATCCTCCTCGGCCATGACACTAACAGGGAACGGATCGATAGCTTCGTAGTCCTTACGTTCAATGCGAAAGACCTTTTCACTCACGTACACTACCTGCCAGACCGAACTGTCGGCGAACGCCGCCTTAACGGCATTAAACGTTCCCTCGTAATCGGCCGTTTCAGGCGATTTGACGAGAATATTAAACGGATCCAGTACAAACTCCTCTCCGAGTGCTGCGGGCGATTGTATGGTCACCTGAACGCCTGCACGGCGGAAGTCGGCGTTGTAGAACGTAGCGCCGATAGGTAATTGATAACGGCTGCGCAACGATTCCATCTGCAGGTTCTTCACCGCAACGGCGGCTACCTCGAACTGACAGAGGTCATCGTCGGCCCCTACAATCTTGATTTCAACGTCGGCGGCGGGTTGCGTGTTCTTGTTGATAAGCGCGAACGCCATGCATTCCGTCGGGCGATTCTGTAACGTCAGCAACGATACCTGGTCGAATAGTGCGTTCAACGCCGAGTTAGGAACCGGGGTTGAACTCACGTAGCCACCCAGACTCATTCGGGGATCGTTTTGAGGCGCATCAGGTGACGTCATCAATGAGTTCGGCGCGCCTGTAAGAAAGAGCATCATAGATTAACGGTCAAAACAGAGTTCGTCAATATTTTAGACATTTCGTCGATGTGGTCCTTATATCCTGCCGACGGAAACATCTTGAAGGCACTTGCGTTGCGACCGTCAACATCACGATAGCGCAACGAGAGAGAGGTTTGACCGCTGTTTAGCGGAACGAAGATATTAGCCTGTACATCCGTTACCGGGAAGCGAGCTGTGGTACGAATGCCGCGCCACGTAGTCGCTCCAGAAGCCGTTAGTTGGTATTCGATGTCGGCCACCGTAGGTACGATAACGAAGTCGTCTCCCTCTCCAAGAGCGATATCACCGCTCCATGAAGCCAGTGTAAGGGTAGTATTGGCGTTATCAACTATTCTTACGCCCTTCCCAGTGGCGCGATTAAATAGCGTCCATCCGGCAAACACCGACGACGGGATAGTTCCACCTGTACTGGATACTGCACCCAGGACGTTGTTGTTTCCCTCCAAGATACGGAACTGGAGATCCGACGCCCTAACTTCGAAGCCCGTAATGGTGTAGCCGTTCTCAACGGCAATACGTAGCATATTGCCGTAACGCTCCACGTTGAGCACGCTGACAATGTTGGAAGAGGCTGCAGATATTTCTTCCGTTGGCTCTACATTGAACGTACACGAGTTACGCATATCGACAATCGACATCTCGCCGTTTTCCCAGTTCAGCTGGGCGATGATGAATTCTTCGCCTGCCTGTATTTCGGGAACCGTATCCGACTGTACCATCCGTACCTGGAACGAGTCGTATTCGTAGATAAGTTCGTTGGCCGATGACGGTACGAAGCCCGGCGTGAACGCCCCCACCACGCCATAGCGGAGGTTGCTTTCAGCCACGGCCGGAGCGGCAATAACGGCCGACGTGTCGGAGACCACGTTGATAACCTCGTAGTTGAGGATGTTCTTGGTAGAGTCGATGAACTTGACAGCGTTAGGGAAATTATCGCCACCACGAAGAACCTTTGTGAATTCGGTTCCGACGCCTGTGAGGGTGCCGTCGGTAGTGACGGAAACCGTTCCGGACTCGTAGTTGGTTACGGCGCGTGAAAGGATGACCCAAGTCTTGGTTTCGGATTGAATGGCCTGCAGCGTTACGGCTTCACGGCTGATGATACGGTCGAAGTCCTTAGTCCACGCCACGCCTGGCGCAATCGAGACAACGTCCGCCTCGCCAGTGGCCGTGATTTCAAAAGCGTTGTTGTCGTAATCGCGAGCGATTCCGAAATTTTTTACCATGGATTTAAACACCGCCTTGTAACCCTCATCCACCATCAGGCAGCGAAAGTTCTCCAATTCGGCTACCTCCAGAAAGAGGTTCGGTGACAGTTTCAGTTTCGACATATCTATTCAACTTTTATGACGTTAGTGTTGGTCTTCAGGTCCACAAGACCGCTATCGCCGTTTGTGTTTATGATAATTGAATTTGGCGTCAACACCAGATACGGCGCGAATTCCGACGGCGTAGTGGACGTATTAACGGGCGTCGTACCGTAAACGAATACGGGCTGGAATCCGTACGGAATCAAGTACTTGTTCACGATTTGCTCCAACTGGGCCTGAGACATCGTGTTGTTGTTATTCTTCAAGAAGATGTAGAATAACCGCTGCGACTGGATGAAGCCGTTAGAACGGGCATCGACGCGGAGCGTTTCCTTCAACGGAAGGATATTGCGGCCGTACACCAGCGGGCGTATCTTGTAGTCCCATATGTAGAGCGTGGCCGTGGCGTCGTCGCCGCCGAGTTGAATCTTCGGAAGAATGTACTCGACAGAATAGTTGTTGTAACACAACTGGGTCCCCAGGTGCGGAGCGATGTTAAGGCCTGGGGCGTTGATGGTAACAGGCTTCGTGCTGTAAGCATGGATAATACCGCGGACGTGATACCACGTGTTGGCCTTTAGGGCGGAAAGGGGTAGTTCGTTGGCGAAATAGTCCGTTACCTGTGTAGAATCCAGGCGGGCGAAACCGCCAGCGATTGCCGTCTTGAAGATGTTGAAACCCTCGGTGCCGAAATTCAGCGTGCCTTTACCATCGCTCTTCATCCAGAACGACACCTCGTACGAAAGGTTGCAGTCGGCACGGTACACACGGTCGTCCACCGGAGTAGTGACGTCGCCGCGGCCTAACCCGCCGCTGCCGGTAATCTTCAGGCAAACCTTGTTCTTGTAAACCGGGGTTTTCTTCTCGCGGTCGTAACCTACTATGTACTGGTCGGCTATTTCCTCAATAGCGACATTACCCGTAGTAACAAAGTCGTCTAACGACTCGAAGTCGGGCGACGTTTCACGAGTTTTATTCAGCTGGTTAGAATCACCCACGCCGCGATACAGTGGCGATGATTGCCCCAGGCACCACCCCATCTTCGAGGCGGGCAGGTTGTCGGTCAGCAACTCGTCGCTATCCTCAATACCGAACAGCCGTACAAATTCGCCGTTGTAGGGGCGGCCGTAGCCCTTACGAGCGAATACCATCGACGTACCGCGTTTGCGGATTTCGTCGTAGTAGTGTGAGGCCAGATACTGGAGTTCTTCTAACGTGACGCTCTTTTCGTCGAAATACAATCCTATCTGGCGAACGTACTCCCGCAGTAGGTCGAAGTCGTTGTAGATGTTTTCGAACCGTTTGGCGAACGATACCATCATAGCGAAGAAACGCCCCACGGTCGAGAACAACGACACGTAATCACGGTCTTCGTCGTAGTTACGGTCGGCACCGCGCGTAACGTATTGCGCCATCACGCCGCGGTAGTATAATTTCTTGAACAGGTTACGTTCGATGCGCTTAGTCTGTTCCGACGACGCCACGGAAGCGAATATCGACTCGTCGATGGTAGGAGCCACAAACTGAATAGACTCCACCGTGCCTGTAAACATAACGGACTTGAACTCGATAGGAGCATCGCCGCCTTGGCGTATGTACTGTATCGAGACCATCATCGTACCGTCGGCCGTGATGGGGTCCAGTGCTTTTAAGGCCTCGTTGGTAAGTTCTGCCCACTCGGTCCAGAAAATACCGTCAGCCGACACCTGGAACAACCGCACGACATCCGTAGGAGCGCCACCCGTTAGGTCATCAACAAACTCCGTCAACGACACGCGACCCGATATATCGCACGTAATCGCCACCAACAGCTGGTCGCCCACAGCGGCCATCACGTTGCTAAGTTCGGGGTCCTCGGCGCGGTCGTACACCAGGTCGGCTCCGTCGCGGCGATACTTTGTTTCTTCGCCATCCGTAACCGTCAACAGCAACCGCCCGTCGCTCGTAAACGAAGCATCGGCGGGCGGCTTGTCCAGGCTTATCATCAGGTCGCCCTGAACGCCTTTCGTATTGTTGATGGTCTTAGGTCCCTGGAGAATCTCTGCCTCGTAGATTTCAGGCAGTTTACCCGCGGCCTCGGCCATAATCGTCACCTCGTTCGATGGCGAGATAACGACCTTGCTGCGTATGGAGGTAGTGAGATTCATATCAGATGGACATTAACACGGTTGCTTGGTAGTTTGCGTCTTCGACGTTAGGGTAGAATACCTCAGAAAGAACGCCGTTGTTGTCGATAATCACGTTGCCGTCCAAGTCACGCATCACGAAACTGCGTATGCGCGGTAACGTGTATTCGGGGACGTTGATGTCGTAGCTGGGGTTGAAATGCGTATCGGGAACGTAGCGCACGCCCTCGACGTTCTTGACGACGTACAACATATCCTCCCATTCCACCTTGTCGCCCGGCTCCCAGAAGCGGTAGTCGAACAGTTTGTTCATTTGGAGTTGAATCTGGGTACGGACGTCGTCGGTATTGTAGGCCGGGTCGATATCAACACGAAAGTCAACATTCACGGCCAGCCAGTTTACGTTACGCAGGTTGATAGCCGGATAACGTGCTCCGGCGATAGAAACACGCAACAGGTCGGTCAAGCACAGATATTCCTCAGCGCGGGAGTACATTTCGTCGAACTCCTCCTGGGTAAAATTCTGACCGTTGACCGAAACCACCGTGAGATTGATGCGACTTTCAGCAGCCGACCCGGTAGTCTGTGTTTCGCCGTATCCACCTTTCAATACACGCAGCACCCGCGGGTTGATTTTCATCAGCACCTGTTCCAACTGCGATAGCGTGTTCATCGCCAGTTGATTGACGCTTTCTTTGATACGAATACGGAACGTTTCGTCATCTTCCTGATCGCGACCGCCTGTGGCTTGGTATTCGTTGGTGCAACTTTGATGCCCTGACGGAGTAGGATTAACGCGGTTTAACGACAGCGGCGGAACGTTGGTATTAGCACCAGACTTCGTACAACGAACAGGGATATACGCCAGTCGCGAGTTTACTACCACACCATCTGTATCGTCAACACCACCAATGGTGACATCTTCCGTAGAAACGAACGTTAACCCCGTCGTCGAGGTGAACATCGTTCCTGCCTGGTAGAACGTTCCCGGGTCGCCAATCACACGAACGTAGGTAGTAGCGGGAGCCGCTTCAAAACGCGGCGCAACACCCCGTAACGCAGCCAACGCATCAAGATATTCTCCAGCAGCCGTATCCGGAAAGATGTGACCCTCGATAACCGCCTGATTAACCATAATCTTCTGACCGATCTTTGAATCGGCGTAGGCTATGGCATTCAAAACCGACTCGGCCGATACATCGGATATCTTGTCGGTTTTGTTCAGGAGTATTTCCAGCCATATCTGTTTTAACTCCTCGATGGACGTTATTTGCGTTATCATAGTTTTACTTTTTTGGTCACCTTATCGTTGTACTTTGTCTTAATTTCCAGTGTGCAAACTAACGAGTCTTGATTCTGTTCGATAGCTATCATATCGACCGACTCAAACAGGTCGTCCTGAAGGAACGTATCTACCATCTGACGACGAACCGTAGGTAGAGCCAACTGAGCCGCAGTAACTCCAGCTGTCAGGTTAGGGTCAACCCCCAACAGCGGGTTATCAGGAACCGTACCGCGGTTCATTCCCATAAGTATCATCACTTTTTGGTCGATGTTGTCCTTGTATTTAACGATTTTCAGGTCGCCTATACGCCGGGCCGAGGTAACGGTCGTTTCGTCGCCAGAACGTCGGAAAACGGCCTTTGTTGCCACTTCCTCTTCTACTTCGATAGTAATCTTCCGGGCGATGTCCTTGCCATAGACCTGTTCGCCAATCGGAGGTTCGAGAATAGTCTTTACTGCCGCCGGGGTTATGTTATTCACCATGGCGGTTACAGGTTTCAACTCGTCGATTTCCCACTGGTCTTCTTCCAGGTCGTTATCCAACATCAGTTGCTCCCATGAAACACGATCCATGCCGTTAGACTGGATAGCCGCCGATAAATCCTCCATCGTACGCTGTGCGCCAATAGTAGATTCCACTTGGATAACAGGCTTGTAATTACGGGCCGTAAGTGTAGTGCGACGAAACTTAGGCAACTTCGTAACCTTTTCCACCTGGATAACCAGGTTGTCTATCCATTCCATCAACAACCAATACCCGCAATTGTCGAAGCGATTATCGTAGTTCTTAAACTGGGCTTGAAGTTCATGACAGTCGTTGAGCAGCTTCTGCAAACGACGTAAACGATCATGGTCAATACTTTCGCTTAAACCAGAAAAGTATTGATTTATAGACGGATAATCGTTATCAAAGAAGTCCTGATATCGCTCCAGAAACTCCGTCAGGCGATATTTCGTGACGTTAGAAAAGCGGATTATGTATTCGGGAATAAGCATGGCTAAAACATATTCATGACGCCGCAAGTCAACAGGTCGCTAACCTGCCCCAGTACCCGCGTTACACTTCTACTCAACGATTGATTCATAACCTGCCCCAGGAAGTCGTTTACCGATTTGATGGTAGTATAGGCCGCTACAGCGCGGAGTTCGATGGAGTAGTTCCAAATCATGTTGTTGTTCTCATCCATCGAATAGTTATCCTGTACGACCTCCACGTAATATGCCGTGTTGAAGGCGTGGTTGGTAAACACCAGCCGATAGGGCTTTCCGTTAGGGTCCAATTTCGTAGCCGCAGTGAGGATTTTCTGCATCATCTTGGTAAGGCCGTACCCCGTTTTGGCTATCATCGTGCGGTTATCGCCCACTCCGGCGGCTCCCGTAAACATGCCGATGTTGAAGAACGGAATAGATGCCCCCTCCTCGGCTTGATCCTTAAATTGTTGCTGGCCGAACGAAATACGTAACTTACGACCAAACGTCCCGCGTAACGAAATATCAACGGGATTAAACGACGGATTAATCATCGACACTACCACGTTGTTGGTTTTGGTGATAGTAGTAAGCGAAGTCCGACTTTCGGTGATGTTACTGGGCATCACAGGCAGATTCATAAAAGCCGCTGTTTCTCCACTTGAACGAAGCAACTCCAACGTACACATGTAGTACTCATAGTCGTCGGGTGCAATGGCGTGTACCAACCCACGTCCCATCGTAACGAGCGCGTCGCTCGCCGCGGTGGTGAAGTCACCTTTGGCTTTATTCAAAACTGTTCCTGCTATGGTCGGCATCGTCGTAAATTTACATCAATTATACTTGTCACAAGGGCAGCGCCGACAGCGCTTTGTCAGCAGAAGCCAGTAGTTGCGCCGCAGCGGTTACTGGAGCAGGTAGCGGTAGCATGAAACCGCCAACGATTCGTATCACCTGTTGTACTGCGGCGTTGCCGGTAGCGACGGTGGCCTTAGCCGTAGCCGCACCCGACTTAGCGGAAGCGATAACGCCCGCTGAAGCTACACCTGCCATAGGGTCAGCACATACGGCCTGAACAGCCAGCGTGGTGCAAGCGTCGATGGCGTTCTGAGCAGAGGTTTCGGCTGCTGTGAGCCATGTTTCAGCCTCGTCTATCTTCTGTTGTATGGCATCGCCAACGGATGATTGCATTTCTTCGACGTAGGCTTCTGCTTGGTCTGTAGGTAGCGTGTCGATGTATTTCTTACACGTAGCGCGAATAACCATCTTAGGATCAATTCCTAACTTTCCCATGGTGTTAATGTGATAATTTCTTGTCCTCCATTTTTGGCATTTCGCTGGCCATCCAACTGGAAAGGTTCGAACCCGACGAAGCAATCAACAGGTCCTTTTGCAGAGCCTTTACCAACGATTCTATTTGTGCGATATTTACCACGCCGCGGTTTTCACCGCCGTTGAATGAAGCCTTATCGCCCTTTACGGTGAAGGTGGATTTACTGTTCTTGGTCTTATACGAAAGGGAATCGCCCTCTAATGTAACCTCAACACCCTCTTCCGTATCAACGCCGTCGATAATATTGGCCACTATTTTTTGAGCGCTTGTAACTTGCACTGATTTGGTTCCTGAAACGCTAACGTCGCCGTCGGAGTATAAATTAACCTTAGAATCGCCATTGGGCGATGTTACTTTGATGTTGAGTTCACCCGGCGTATTTGCTGTACCGGAGACCATGATGTCTATTTCGCTATTGGTGGCATCCAATATAAACTCGACTATTGAATCGCCAATTTGCTTTCGAAAACGCCGTTGACCAATCTGTTGTTGGTCCAATTCGGTTAGGTTTAGATAATTAACAACCACAGGCCATTGTTGTAAATCATCTACTACCCATATTACTGGCGTGCCAAACGATTCAGTATCTACTGGAAATTCGACCATTTGCAAAACCTCCGGAGCAATTGGCACATTCTGGTATATGGAACGTCCCGGACCGCCTTGAATAGTTACGGTACAGGTACGTAAACAGTTTTCTATGTAGGTTTGACGATCTACATCTGTTAGCGGTAAAACAACGTATCCTACGCCAGCCGTGGCATACAACGGCCTCTTTTGTGGCGTTTGTGCATTAACCCTCATTTAATTCCTCCTCCGTCATGTAAAGATTTGTTCGCGTTTCCAAGACCTGTTTCTTGCTCCAAAAGTAGTCCAGCACTTCCTTACGAATCTTAAAATCAGCGACAAAACGAAACAACTCGTTTGGATAGCCTTCCGAATTCTTGACGCCAATATTTTTCCAAGAATCCTGATCGCCAAAATCAACAATATCGAAGTAGCTATAAGGCAAATTCTTGTCGTATTCTCCATTACGCCAAGCGCTTTCGATATTGCGCACAAACATACCGTGTGAAACCTGAAGTGACGTTGTACGCTGAATGGAATCGCCAACGCTTTTAAACGTGTTGGAGACCTGTTCAACGTAATATAATTCTCCTGTAGGAACGAAATACACCCACGAACCACGTTTTATACGACGATCGCCGTAAAGCGTTATCGTTCCCTGTCGTGTAAAGGGTACGTAGATTGTGCTTTCGATAAGGTATTTAAGATCCAATAAACAGCGATAGTGAGAACGTATCACGTTTTCTTTCGTAGTATCGGCAACTTCCTTATCTTGATTGTGAATGGCCGAACTGCCATCGGCTATTAGATTCACGTAATTGCTCTGAATATTACAAACACGTGAACCAAACAACGCTGCCATCTCAGGGAAGAATACAGCAGGTATGCCGCCAATATCATCGTTGTTGTTAAACCCAACACTGGCTGCTAAGCGATACCACGAATACGCTGTGTTCACGCTCCACGTCAGCGACGTACTCAGTACCTTGTTTGGGTGTATCAACAAATAGCCGTTGTTGCTGTAAAGTGCATCGGCGTAGGCTTCCTTAACGGCTGCAGCATCGAATGGTGGCCGACGAGCAGTGAAGTAATATTGATCACCCCACGTATCGCCCATAAACTCCACAAATGGTTTTTGGCATACCTTATTGAACCAATTCAACAGCGAACCTGTCGAGTTGGTGATTGTAGTATCGAATACTTGACGAAAAGCGGCGTTGTCGTCAATGATTAGCTTCACTATTTGCCAAATCCCCGGCAATAAATCACTGGTAGCACGCGCGTTTTCAGGCGCCGAGACTTTTTCTATTTCAACAGGTTCCGTAGCGTTATTGGAGTAGGGCAATTTCTCGTCGCTTCCAGCCCTTAATTCCGCACGCCACAACCAATTTCTTCGCCATTCGTCATTTGTGGCAAAGTTATCATTCCCCTGCTCAGGACGGTAGCCAAGTTTTTCAGATTGCGGCCAACTGTAGGGGGCCACCTGATCGTCGTAGGCAAACTGATATTTTTTATCCTGTTCAGATAATTTAAAACTGCAACGACTCATGAATTGCGCAGGCATAAGCCATTCGCCACTGCCTGGCAAACCTATTTGGATGTGCAAGTGCGGACCTGTGGTATCACCCGTGTTTCCTGTTGTAGCGATAGCGGTTCCGGCTTTAATCCATTCCCCCTTCTTTGTATTACTGTAAACACTATCCAAGTGCATCAGCCAAGCCTCTACGTAAGCGCCGTTGCGTATAGATTTTTCAGCTAATGCGTTGCGCAACGCTTTCTTGGCAATAGAAAAACCAAAGCCAATATCGCTGGAGGCTATGGCATTAATATCGGGCCATTGAGCAGGAAACAGTAGCCGTATATAAACGCCTCCAGACTTCTTTGGATTGGTATTTACTTCAGCTACAAGGCAATATTCCGGAGCCAGCAATACCGTCCCAATGGGCAATGCAAAATCCAAACCACGATGATAGCTCACTTTCAATTTATCGCCAATTTGTAACTTGCGATGCCCCTGTACGCACGAAACAACAATAGGGCGATCGGGGGTTCCGTAGCCTTGTATCCAATCTTTCCTCCAAACAGGAAATACTGCCAAATCACTTGCCATCGTTTACCAGCTTTTTTTCGGGTGATTCAGGGTTGGTCTTGTAATCAGTTATGGTACTACGTGCGTCACCCCAATCCTTGAACACATCATTAGGGGCGATAGCAATATTCGCCAACCGCAAAATAGTTTTTTTCAGCACACTTTCAACTGTCCAATACAGTTGTTGAAATGGCATAATATAACCGCTATTAGCACGAACCCGATCGACTGCGTTAGCTATGTTGAGCAAATCATTGTTACGATCGCCAAACCGAGTATTTTTCACGCCAGCGACGTTTGGGAACATTGTCTCGGCGTCGGCTTGCACGCTCACTGAATAGAAATACGAACCGTCATCTATTAATAGCTTCATTAGGTCGCGGCCTGAAACTTGTATGTTAATGACGTTACCAAACGCATCGGTGTTAGTGGTAACGGCATCGACCAGCGCTATCATATCCCATACGCCACCAGCAATACGTACCTCACTGTCTTGATCAATGTCTTCCTCCATGGCCAGACGTTCAAAACGCAAGAACAGAATATCGTTTGGAGAAATTAACCAATCAAAGTAGTTGAACTCATAGAAGTTCCCCTGACGGAAAGTGGCTTTGTAATAATCATCGGTGGCGGCTTCCAATTGGTTCATTATCTCTTGGCCGCCGTTGGAGGTTTTAACAAGCAACTTCGTAGGATCGGCTGGAACGAACGGTAACGATAGCGAGAAGTTGCCGCCTGTTTCAGTTACATTAGTGGTCATGTAACTGACGTAACGGGATATATCCACAAAGGCTTGAGGATTGTTGGTTTCAGAATGCAGAAATTCCTTGACCTTAAACCATCCAACAACACGAACGTTTGGCGCCATTTTAACATAATTCTGCGTAACGGCGTTGGCTACATAGCCTGAATTTTCAGTTATTTCCTTCAACCGTTCGTCGCTCCATGCCTTGTAGTCAGTAACGTTACTGACCATGTTAGTGGCATATATGACATTGTCGGGAGTTACGTTTTGGTAATAAACGCGAATGACACAAAAACGGGGTAGTGTCATGGTATATTCCAGATCACCAGGCGTCATTGCGTTTGCAGCACCGCTCTTCCCCTTCGAAGCTGCATATTGTATTTTATCCATTAACGACATAGCATTGAAGATAGCAATGCGGTTGTCGTCAAAGAGCCGTTCTGGAGTGATACCTGTTATCTTGTAGAAGGCGCAAAACTCGGTTATCGTCTTGATTTGTTTTTGATCGTGGACGATATCAACATAGGTCTTTTTCGCATTTGAAGCCATTACCACTCGCCTTTATAAACGTCGTTACTATCGGTCATATAATCGCGCGATACCTTGGCTAATATTCCGGTGAAGAACTCTTTCATGGAATCTTCTATTTCACCAGCCAAGGTACGTAAACCAGCCATATCAGTTACGTTTTGTGCTTGTCGGCGAGCGGCCACGTCTGACAGCGTTGGTTTGCTGTCCGTCAATACCGAAGAAGGCGCTCGCTGTGCGGCAACCGAACGGCGATATTCAGCAGCAGTACGTCCTGAAGCCAATCCAGGAATAATCTGCTTTAGCTGTTCCAAAGGTATATTACCGAAGTTTTCTGTAATATACTGATTTATGAACGGATTGTTGAACAACTGCTCCCATGTCGCCTCTTCAGGATTCAAGCCGCCTTGACGGGCTAATTGCTGGAGCACAGCACTATTTAGTTCGATCTCACTGAGGCCGAACGACTGTGGGCTTTTAGGAACCCATCGCAGTGTACTCAGCGACATCTTATCAAGCCCTAAACGCTTACCGATATCGGACGATTGCAAAGCCATCAGTGTGTAGGCTTGTTGTGCTCCTTGTCCGTTGGCTATGGCAGCGTCTATGGCCTGAACAGCATTGCCCAGTCGCGCATCTTGAACGGCATTACCCATTTGCGACGAATACGCCACTTGCGTCGCGTTCGCTACAACGTAATCCGGCCGATTGTAACGGTTGTAGTAATATTCCAGTTGTTGTTGTTGCATTTCCAGGCGTTCACGAGCGCGGGCATAACCAAGTTCTCCGCCAATTCCCGTATCAACGCCACGATTTCTGAGTTGTTCCAGCTGCTCTATGAGTTTAATCATGGCGCTGGAAGAAGTTTCCGTGCCATAACGCTCATAACGCGCCGCCCGAATTAGAGCGCCCTGCTCTAAATTATAGGTTCCTTCGTTGGCGCGAGCATAGAATACGCGGTTCTGCGTATCAGCCAACACGCCGCTTGTAGCAATAACATCTACCGCTTTTTGGATAAATTCAGCGTCGCTTATGCCTAATTGCTTACGAGTAACGGGTTCGCCATAAAGTCCACGGGTTCGGGCATCTATGACCGCTCCGGCGGCGCTGTACATAGCTTCACCGCCTGTACGACCACCCCACAGGCCGCGATAGTTTGCCAATTCAACAGCTCCTTCAATACGATCCGACGTAGCTGTAACCACCCTTCCAACGGCTGTTACAACGGCGGCAACTATCGCTGCCGGTAAAGCACCAGCCATCACCGAAGTCAACAGCGCAGCGCCGCCTGCTAAAGTGCCAATAACATCACCGCCTACTGCCGATGAGGCTACGCCTGCACCGCCAATAGCTAATCTTGACACGCCGCCTCCAATAATGTCTGCGCCGGGCTGACGTTGATCAAACTCTTGCAATCGACGCCGCGCTGTCACGTATTCATCTTCAGTGGCGGCACGTTCCATGTCGTCAACGAGTTCTTTTCGTTGAAGACGTAACCGCCCAATGTAGCTATCTTCGTCTCCTGATGACTTCTCACGCGACTCTTTCCGTAACTCCTCTGCAACGGTCCGCAGAGCGTCCGTCATTTCGCGTTCTACTGCGGCCCGCTCACTGGTTTCCTCGGAAGCTAAACGGTCGTCAATTCCTCCGTATTGCCGATCTATGGCTTGCAGGCGTGGATTATACCACGCATCAAGGTCCTGGGCGATAGTTTTACCGGACGGCAGCGGTTTTCCCTCGGGGTTAAATAGCGTACCATCGGGTGCAAAAGAATAGCGACCGACCCGCGCTTCACGTTCAGCGCCGAGTTTAGCCACTTCATCCATGTAACGACTGCTGTTCACTTCACGCTCCAAATCGAAGCGATTCCGGATCTCAGCCTGTCGCTGGGTAACGATACTGCGGCCAACGTCATCCAGATAACCTTTGAAACCGCTTTGGCCGAACATCGGACCGCCGCCCTGCGATAACGCGCTACGGAGTTCGTTTACAAGGTCTGAAACCGATGCACTCAACCGTGCATCGTCACCTCCCGCAGTAGGCGGTTCCGGAGGCGTAGCGGGTGCGCTCGTACCTCCGAAACCTTTACCGTTGATATTAACTGTTATGTCCCTTTCGGCCATTGTTATCTGCGTTAAAAGTCATCCAAGTTGATACTGTCGTAGTCCTCGTCTATTTCTTCTTGGCTCAGTTGTAAAACACGCGAATCGTAGTCATCGCCCATGGCTTCGCGCTCCTGTTTTTCACGCGCCATACGTTGCAACAGTACCTCTTCGCGATACTCATGTAACTGGTCAAAGAAACTCGTCACCCGGTGTTGCGGCGACCCGAAGGATACGCCGTGTTTTCTTCGCCACCAAAGGTCGAGCGGGAACCGCGTCAGCCACCGCGTGACGCTCTGGTCCAACGTGTCGTTAAGCGTCGGCTCCGCCTTTGGCGTTGAGAGACGGCTGAGCGTTTCCTGCCTCATACAGTTTCGACATCATCGAGTTGTACCACGGAGCAATCTGCTGCTTGTACCACGCCGTGAGTTCCGACGCCAGCGCCGAATCAACGCTCATCATCGACTGGCTCTCAGGGATGTTCAGCATATTGCGGACGGCCTTGAGTTTAATTTCGATAAATGCCATGGCGTCGATAACATCCACGGCATAAATCATACTCTTCACACCGCTGGCCAGCATAACGCCATAACGGCCGCCAGAGTACGCAGTTTTGAGGTTTTCGATGTCGATCATCTCGCCGACGTTCGGGAACTTGACGTTGAGTTTTGCACCCCGGAACTCTACCACTTTCATCTCGGAGAGTTGTTTCTTGTAATCTTCCATTTTTTTTAGGACTATTTTGTTTAACAATAAAGAGAGCGCCACGGGTCTTTCGTAGCACTCTCTTTATACTTGGTGTTGATACACAACGCGGCTTTACTCGCTTACGCCGTCAAAGAGGATAGGGTTGATATACTCAAACTCGGTATCGCGACCAGAGATTTGCCCTTCCTGGATGTCGAAGCCCTCGCGCGTAGCGAACGCTCCCTTTACCAGGGCGAACGTTTCATAGGTAGCCTTCACGAGCCCCGTTTCGGGGTCGATTTCTCCGTCCTTCACCTTACGCTGAATAGCAAATTCAAGGCCCTCCTCCTGAAGCAGGATGGCGTTGGCCCACTCCTCAACGCTGGTGGTCTGGCGGAAAGTTCCTTTCTTCGATACGTTGGCCAAACGATTGAAGTTAATGGAGTACGAACTGCAGCTCAGCGATCCGCTCCACTCTACCGCCGGAACCTCACTGGGGGTGAGGCTACCGAGGCCGACAACGCGCCCGCGGCGGATGGTTTCCGTCACGCGAACGTTCTTCATCTTACCGACGGCGACGCTGTTGATGCGGATGATGGCAAGCGGCGCAGTCATGACTCTTTTATTCGACATATATCGCTCCTTTCTTTAATTACGAGTTGAACACATAATCGAGCATGTTTCCGACGAAGAACGTCTTGTTAACCGGAACGTTCGGAACGAAGTCATATGTGACCTTGTAATCGCCGTTCTTAGCCGAAACATTTACGTTCTTCCACGAGATAATCAGGTTGTCGTCACCAACCTTAGCCACGAGCGACGTCAGTTTGGTTTCGGTGAAGTCCTTCACGGTATTAGGCGAAGCCTGTGCTGCCGTATTGCCGGTGAAGCGCGTCTGGCCGTCGAGAATCAGCTCCTTGTTGAGTTGAGCCTTGATGAGAGCAATCGACAACTCAAACGTTTGACCGTCTTCGGCAATAGTCTGCTTGTTGTTTTGCAACGACGTAATACCTTGATTAACGCGATAATAACCCGAAACTTCGCGAACGTGCATAATACCTGCCTGAAGCGCCTTAACACGCTCGCTGAACGTAAGGTCGTAGGCGTAGGCGTCGTATCCCACACGCTTGAATGTAACAGGCGTCTGGGCAGCCATACCAGCATTCAGACCCATGATAGCAGCGGCCAGGTAAATCGACGGCAGGTTCTTGGTTCCGTTACCGTCCTTACGGGCCACCGTCGGCGAACCGTGGACGATTATTACCTTTTCGTCGTTGTAGTGAACGGCCAGCGCCTGCGAAGTCTGCGTAACAGTATTGGTAGTGAGCAGATCGGTCTTACCCTCGCCGCCAGCCACGAACATAAACTCGTCAAACTTGGCGTCGTTCTTCAGGAACGTGAACAGTTTACCGTTCGAAGAAGCCTTGGTTCCATTAACCACGCCGTAGTCCGTACAAAGGAAGAATGTAACATCCAACTCGCGGATAGCCTCCAACACATCAGGATAGTACTCATTCTCACCCTTAGAGCCCTGGTAAGAAGTAGTGCCACCGGCAAACGCCGTCGGTTCCATAACTTCGATGGCCGTTGTACCTACAAACGCTGAACCCTTGGTAGGACGGAAATTGGTCATAACCATCGACGAAGTGATGAGCCAATTGTAGAGTTCATCGTAGGTGCCAATCTCACCCGATTGGGCTACCATCTCGCCGTAAGCCTGTGCGAATGTGTAAGTGCCATAAGGTTCGCCCGCAGCGTCCGTACCGCGATAGTTACCGCGATAAATCGTAGCAATAAATTTCGACGTATCGTCAACACCTGCCTTAATGGCTAAAGCATAACCGACCTTCAGATTCTCCAGCGTTCCGTTCGACAATTCACTCATGTCACCATCGGCGATACCGTTACCAACAACACCCTCATTCAAGCACGTAAGGACGATACTGTTGTTGCCGCTGCCGATAGTGAGTTTTGCTGGAGCAGTAGCAGCAGCGCGGGTGTAGTACAGGCGCGGCGTACCCAGCGAACCGTCGATAGGCGTAAACAGTTTTTGCGCCAAATCGGTAATCATGCCGCCGCCCATGAAGTCTGAGAAGTCTTCGAAATTCTCAAAAGCGTAAATGGCCTTGCGCCCAGAAGCGTCAACGCCGGCAATACCTGCACCACCAGCGAACTCGTACGTCGCGTCGCCTGCCTTCTCCTGAGAAAGACCCGTGTCGATAATCATGACGCGACCGAACGAGGCCACGTTGACTACCGAAGTAGGCTGATAGACAGTGATCGCGTACGAACCCGGCTCAACGTAGGTTTTGCCATTCATCGTTACCACAGTACTCATAATGTTATATGTTTAGAAAATTTGGTTTTTATTTGGTTTTACTGCCGTCTGGGGTTATCGCTTCGCCATTAAACGGATCGCAAATGTTATAATTGTAGCTGATGGCCTTTACGACTTGGGAGCGTAATCTTGTTGGAACCGTGACCTCGTATTTGAACGCCAGCGTGAGAGCCTTATGAAATACAGTTGGCGGAATAATATCTTGCTGGAGAATGATGTCGCCGCCTGATATCCGCGGAATACGTAACCCGACCAAGTCAAGATTCGGGGCGTACATCAGCAACATGGCTTTGAGTACGTTGTAAGCTATCATGGCCTCAGAAGCATTATCCGACGTTATGAGAACTTGGTACTGCGCATCCATCCACTGTGTGTACATAAATTGGTTGGCTTCAGCGTTCCACTCCTGCCCCTCGCCCAGAGGGGCGTCAGCGGCTTGTTCACCGGGTAAAATAATATGGACGGCCAAGGCGGTCGTGACCTGGGCGTTGTATCCCAAATGGACCTCCAAATTCGCTGGGTTAGAGAATATTTTCACCGCCTGACGGAAATAGTTGTAGGCGTTCATGTGGATAGGTTGGCCGTCTTCGTTCTCACCAAGCAGTTGGAAGAGGATGGTGTTTCGGACTTCTTGCGGTGTAGCCAACGCGATGTCATCGCGTATCATCTTTACAATGGCCGTCAACACACGGGCTATAATCACCTCAGGGAGTATCAGTGCATCTACTTTCATAAGTTCTCCAAAAAGTTTACCGATTCGTTGTGTACTATGGTTTCGACATCCGTTTGGTCAATGGCCTTGTCGGAGAACCGCCGTGCTACCAGTCCCGGGAATATCCAGCTGAGCGGATCACTGTTCTTCGAAGCGCGCCGGAACGAAACATACATATTCTGAGTTGTACGCGCATAAACGCCCGTTTGCTTGGTAATCCCCTCGTAGATGGAGTGCTTACGCAAATAGGCCGCGTAGGCAGGCGAACGATCGGTTGCGGCTATGGCCCGGCGCTCGGTTGGGATATTATACGGCGTAGGAATCTGCGAGGCACGTAGCCGCTGCCCGGTTACAAACGTGCGGACCACGTCGTAAACCTCTTGAGGCATTTCGTCAGAAAAGCCTGCTTGACCTACTGTGCCTGGTGTGCCATGACGGAACGGAATGGTCAAATACCAATCGCCGCCAGGACGTAGTACCGTGCCGTCCTTACGCAATACAGGCACAGTGTGGCGGACTCGCGATGACCGCTGGAAATACTCCTTCTGGTCGAAAGGGGTTGCTCCGGCCTCCAACATCACAGGTAATTCCCCTGTAAGGACAATCGACTTGGCGAAACGGCCGCGGTCGATAATGTTAAGATTTTGGAGGTACCCGGGGCGGGTGGAGTTCAGACCCTGCTTGGCCAACGCTTGCCAGTTGGCATACACAGCAGCCGTTACGGCTTGAACACAGAGTTCAGTTAGATCGTCTATCTGAGCCTGCGTGAGGCTAAACTGAGCGCCTAAACCGCTAACGTCTATGTTGATGGGCCGTGCCATTATTTCACGGTGTTATCGTACGGAACATCACCGTAGCGCATGGGCGGGAACACATACTCGGCCTTGCGGCCAACCACCTTTACAGGCATCGCCGTCAACGCTTCACGACGCGTGGCACAAGGTTTTCCCTCACGCACTTGCATAAGTTCACGATCAACGTCGATTATATGATACACAGGATAGTGCTTGTAACGAATGGAAACAGTCAAATTACCGACTTTAGCGTTCGGGTCGTTACTTTCTACCATGCCGATTAAATCCTTGTTGAAAACGACCCTGTTCTTATCCAAACGGAACTCGGCTGTGGTAAGCGGCCGCAACGGTTCGCCGTCGGCCACGTGGAGGAAGATGTCCGTTACCTCCAGCGGTTCGTACACCGGATAGGCAAACAGTTCATTACGATAGATTGTCGGCCGTAATATCTCAGAGAAATATCCCTCCAGGTCCAACAGTACGACGCGGTCCATAAATCCCATACGGTCCACGGCGCGAGCGGTAATGGCGGCTGTGCCGATGTTGAGTTCGCTCCATTCTTCATACTTACGGCGATTACCCATGGTCTGGGCAATAAGACGTGTCTCGCGGCGATTGACGAAGAACCATCCGCGCCCGTAGCAGTTTTGACACGTTGACGATGCCTGTCCGCTGGTCTTGTCAACGCACGGACAACGCATAGCGCGGTCAATGTAGGCGTCATACCCCTGATCGTAGATAAGGCGTTCGAAACGCCCGACATCCCATCCTACGGCCGGACGCCCCGGTTGCGCGGGGGTCAGGCTCACGGGTGGGGTATCGACGAGCGAGGCACTCAATATGGGTTGTTTCTTAGCCATTACAGGACTTCAAAAGCTATTCCGCGGTATTGGTTCTTCAAATTCGGCAATTGTTGGTTCAGTTCGTCGAGGTATTGTTTGATGCGGCCGCCGAAAAGGCCGCCCTGCGCCGAACGTGTCAACGGCGTGTTTTGTGACACCCCATCAAGCGAAATACTCACTGACGACATGCCCACGCCGTATAGTACATCACCCAGCACTGCAAGAACGTTTAACGACGCCAACTTGGATATAAAATCCAGCAGATCGGCAGGTATCTGGTCCCATCCGGTGACGTATTTCAACCGCCAATAGTTGGGAATGTACTTTTGACCAAACCACCCTAAGTTCGGAGCGATACCGTTGTAAACGTACGAATTTTGCGTCATAATGGCGCCTTTTCCGCTGCCCGAATTAGGAATCAGCGAAATATTACGATACACGGCCACCGAAGCGATCTTCTTGATAGATAACCACTCCGCAGGGTAGCGGGTCTGCATTACAGAGTTGATGAAACCGCACAACGAATGAATACAGACCACGGGGTACATCGCACGGACGAAACCCCAATTGTTCCACTCTTCGCGAATGTAGTCGCGACTCTCCTCAATAACCTGCTTCTTGAGTTTGATAGAAAGGAGGTGTTCAACGCGAGCTTGGGCTACCTTGATCTGGGTCTTGATGGAAGACTCTGAAACCCGCTGACCGTCGGATGAGCACATCGGAATGCCGAAAAGATAGTTTTCAGTCAACTCCGAAGGACTTATCACAAGGCCCTCATTCTTGTTATAGAGGATATCTAATTGAAGAGTCATTTTGGTCTGTTTTGCGAGTCGTAACGGTAAGACGAGGAAACTACTCCTCGACGGCGACAGCGGCCTTGTATTTCTTCACCAGGTAGGCTGCCATCAATTTGGCGTTCTTCTTGAACTTCTTGTATTCGTCTTCAGGGTACTCAGCCTCGGCGGCAGTTTCGAGCATCTCTTCGAGCGACATGGCACGAATCTGGTCGATGATGGTCTTGTCCTGGTCCTCGGCGGGTTCAGCAGCCGGAACCTCATCTTCCTTTGTAGCTTTACCAACGACCGCCCATTCAGGGAGCGTCAACAGATGGTGAGCGCAGGCTTCAGATACGTTGATTTCGCCGTTTCGGTCGATTTGAATAGTACCGTCAACAGGAACGGTAAGGCGCGAACCGTAAAGGGACGCATTACTGGTTTTCAGTTTCATTGTTTTTACGATTTAATGAAAAACAGGAGCGGGGCCACCCCCACCCCTGTTTCTCGGTTGAACGATTGTTGCGTTAGTTAGAAGCGCGACCGATGTTGATGATACGAACCATCTTCTTCGGTGCGTACAGGAACGGCGTACCGTACAGCAGCACCATGAAGCGGTATGCGGGCGACAGAATCGCCAGGTCCATCTTCATCAGCGGAGCCAGCTGAGCGAACTCGATGACCTCGTTGTCGAACTGTACCAGGAACGCCTGGTCGCAGTCGGGCAGGAAGTAGTTGTTGTCACGGCACAGATCGCCGGCAGCGCCTGCATAGCCAAGTTTCAGCTCGGCCACCGAAATGTCGAAGATCGGGTAGAACTTGCTGTCCTTGGTACCGCCTTTCTTCGTGCGGTAAATGCGATAGCCCGTAGCCGGGTGCGCATTGTCCACGATCGAGAACTTGAGATCGACAGCCGATCCTGCCGTAACGACAACCGGGGTCTCGTTAACCACCAGCGACGACTCACCGTGGCGGTTGATGGCAGCAACTGCGTAAACGTAGTTGCCAGCATCCTCCGAATTGAACTTCGAGGTCGTCACGTCGGACACAACTGCAGTCGGAGTGCTGGTATCCCACGCGGGAGCAGCAGGCGACTTGGGATGCGTGGACTGAGCACCAGCCATCTTGAACGGCGCCTTCTTGAAGAAGACATCGTAGTTGAGGCCGATTCGGCCGAACTGCGAGTCGAATGCCTGAACGCGCTGGCCCATGATACCGGCGCTGGTCTGGGCGGTGTTAGGCTGGATGAACTTGTTGCCGTAGAACGTCTTGACGAAGTCCGACAGAACGGCGGGGGGAGCGTACAGCTCGGTTCCGAGACCGTAGTTCTCGACGATCGAGTTGGCAGCGCTCTCGATGGGATCCTCGGTCAGGCCACGACCGCGAAGGTCGATCACGTTCTCGGAGTTGAGGTAAGCGTCCAGACCGCTCCATGCGTCCGACTGCAGCTGCTGAGCCAGCAGACCGTTGAACTCCTGCGGGATGATGTCCGAGTTGCCGTAGTACAGCGACTTGTTCAGCTTGCGGAGAATCCACAGCGTACCGTCCTTGATGGTACGCTCCATGATGTTGCCCACCATCGTGTTGACGAGGGTCATCTGGTGCGTCACGGACTTGGTTACGCCGAGGTATTTCACCAGCTGAGCCCGGCGGATGTAAATCGAGTCTTCCTCGTCGGGGAGTTCGCCCTCGTTGGTGAAGCCACCGCGGTCAGCACCATACGATGCCAGCTGGTTGTACTCCTCAACGGTGTTGTAGGCGGCCTTTTTCGGCAGGTTCTTCCAGAGAACGATGTCGCTCTCGCGGAACGTCAGGTGTTTCAGAGTACGCTCCAGCGACTCCACCTTCAGCGGAGCACCCGAAGCATCGGTCAAGTTCGTCGTTTGACGACCCGTGATGTCGGTTGCTTCGAGGGCTTTGTTCAGCATAGCAACCTCTTCCTGGCTGGACGAGCCGTACTGGGCACCACGTGCTTGGATGCCATAGTCGGCAAGATTGATAGAAAGTCTGTCCATGATTCGGAATTAATTATGTTATGGAAATTGTTTGGGTGTTTACTCTACTACCTCGTACCCGGTCTCAGCCTTGAGACGGGTAATGATGTTTTTGGGGAGACCGTCAGCGGGGCGTGCCTCAAACGCCAAAAGCGCATCGCCATACTCCTTGTCGTAGCCCTTAGCGAACGACGCCTGGTCGAGCAGCGAAGCAACGGCGCGGGGGTTCTCGCGGAGCGAGATACGGGTGGTATCGCCGCCCTTTTCGATGTCACCCTTGTCGGCGCCCTTAGCAAACGCACGGTCGATAACCGTAGCCGAGCGCAGCGATTTCGGACGCGGCACCTCGCTGCCGTAGCGTTCCAGTTTGGTGGCGAAGCCCTCGATGACGTCGGTCTGGCCCTTGATGATGTTCTCCAGTTCGGCGATACGCTTAGCGTCCTCAGCGCGTTTCTGGCGAAGGTCATTCACCAAGACGGCCGTAGCTTTGATGTACGACTTGAAGTCGTTACCAACGCCCTGAATGGCTTTCAGGAGGTCGGCGTCGCCGCCTTTCTTCATCTTGTCACCCTTTTTCATCTTGGCGCCGTTCTTGTCGCACTGCTCAAAGCCTTCGTCGTCATCTTCAGTTTCCTCTTCAGACTCCTCCTTCTTGCCGGCCTTAGCATTACGCATGTTGGCAGCGTTGTGACGCGGCTCGTCATCATGGGTTTCGTCTTCCTTGCCCATCTGACCGTCGGCGTCATCACCTTTCTGCACGTCTTCGGCATCAGAAGCGTTGCCCTCGGGCGCAAGCCCCAAAGCGGCATATGCCTTCTCGATGTCCTCGGAAGTGATGGATTTGTGTTTGTTCATAACCGATATATTTTTAATTAGTGTGTACACTTCATGCGCGTTCGGTATTGTAATATTTGGAATATCACGGAAGATAGCCTCCATGACGGAAGATTTGGAAAACGTTTTCTTCGGCTGGCCATCGACCGACTCCGGCACTAACGCCGCGCCAGACTTCGTGTCCAAGGCCTTTTTCTCGGTTTTTCCGCCGCGCTCTTCGGCATTATCCTCTTCTTCCTCCAAATCCACCTTTATTCCGTCAGCGTCAATCTCCCCCTTTATAATATTCACAAACGTATGTGGATTCTTAGGCATATGTGTTACTGCAACACCTGTTATTACAGCCTTAACGATCTTGTTGTAAAGGGGCGATTTCTTGTCGTTAGAACCGCGCTTCAGAACCTTTCCTTCGATGGAATACCCAAGACGACGCGTTTTACTGTCTTCCTCAAGGGTTTTAGCAAGTTCATAAACTTCATTGGCCATAGGCGATGAAGCATACAAATCGCTTTCAATCCAAAGCCCCTCGGGGCGGAGTTCGACCTTTGACGGCTCGCCAATAATAGCAGCTGGAGAGTTCTTGGCTTGGTGATGCCAATTAACCATGCCTGAATTCTTCAGCGGCTCAACATCAAAACCAGAAGGATCCAGATACTCACCATCAGCGTCACGATCCATAGTTGAAGCGATACCGCCAATACGCATAACAGGTTCTCCTGCTTCGTTCGTAGCTTTTTCAATGCGTCCAATAGGACACCAAAAATTGAATCTATCGTCCTTAAACATGTTTACGGCGTTATTGTTACCAACATTATACTTGTAATGATCACTATTGGAAACGACGGTGATGTCGTGGACTACTACGAATATCCTTCCGTTATTTTATCGCCGATTCCGGGATACAAAGAGTTGGTGAGTGAATTTCCATTCTTTATACAAGAAACAACAGATAGCGGCGAAACCGATAAGATCTCTTTTAACAGGAAGATATCTCAAAATGCCAAACTATACGTTACTGGTAAAGTACACACTAACCAAAGTATGTTTAGTGATATTGTGCTAAACATACCACTTACCCCTGTGAATATAAGTGTTAGTAATGGAAAAGGAGCGTTAATAGATATATCGAGTGCTTTTTTTAATTCAATTGGCGACAACATTTCCGCACGTATTTTAGTAACAAGCGTTGATCTATCGCCGGATGGTATTAGTGCCTTTAATATTGTTTTACAGACTAAGAATATTTTGCATACTGATATGTATTACGCAACATTGAGTATATATTGTAATGAATAAATTAATCCCCCCTCATGACGAGGAGGGGATTAATTAATAATTAGAGTACAGTTTCAAAAACATATAACTTGAAGAAGCTCCGTTTATATTTTTGCTTTGAACCGTGATGTTTAATCCACTAATGCCAGTTATACCTATCTTAGGACTTGTTACCAAGAGCCTAATGGTTCCAACAGTTTTATCATCCATCGCTGAAGCTAAATACGCCGAACTTACTTCTACTAAAATTCCGCGTCCAGTGCTAGGATCAATGTTAGGAACAGTAAGCGGTATATTATAAAACGCGTCTGAAGTAGGATCGCCAGTTTGCCGTATTGATCCACATAACATTATTTTCGCATCGCGGGGAACTTCTCTGTCGAAGTTTATAGTAATCATGACTCCAGTTCCAGTGCCTGTAATTAACGACCATTCACTCACCAACTCTTTGTATCCCGGAATCGGCGATAAAATAACGGAAGGATATTCGTAGTAGTCCACGACATCACCGTCGTTTCCAATAGTGATCATTACATACGACGGGCCTTGGCAAATGAGTGTGCCATCATCCATGGCTGGATACATTGTTGCTGAGAAGATTTGGCGGCTGCCAGATTGTAAGCATTGCACAAATCCGTTCATAAACATTACGCCAAAACCCTTAAAAAGGGGGAAATACGCATTAATTAAGGCAGTTGGATTTGTAACAATGATCGCCTTTATTTTGCCAGTTGCATTATCACCCCAATCAGCAGCGACAATTTGCTTGCCTATTTGTTCGCCACCTTCAATGGCTATGACATCTATTCCTGAACCGCCAGCACCAATTTGTGTCCATTTAATCAAAGTCGTTATGGCGTTTCCTAAATAAAAATTATTACTACCTACGTCTTGCGCAAAATAGTTAATTTGTCCAGCACTTACCTTTTGCAGTATGCCGATCAAGGCTTCGTTCGTAGGTTTTTGATCGCCTCCAACGCTGTAGAACGGAATTATTCCTCCAACGGGGAGTTTTTGTACTCGGGCGTTGTTAACAGTGGCTTTAAAGTCTGTAATATTCAACGGAGTCATATTGGCATCCATACGAAATGCCAAACCGTTATTTACAATCGTATCAATCCATTGCTGGTCGGTTAATGCCGTAGGAGAATCTTGTGTAAAGCCGTTTCGGCTGTATATAATATTGTCAACAATATTAAAGACAATGCCATAACACGTAGATCTTGACCAACATACAAAACCATTGTAGGCTGCACCGTTGGTAATAATTTTCACTGCGCCATTACCAACTATACGATACATGTTTTGAAACGCCTGGAGTATAGTGCTCGCCGATGTAATCGAGGTAACGCCAGTAGTCTGATTGGCAAAACCCGTAAGTTTGGCCTGCATGGCATTAAACAGATTGGCAATCTGCCGCGACGTAGCCTTTTCGGTAGCCGATACCTGAAATTCTTCGTTTCCAGTGAGAGTCGAACGCTTCGTCAGCTTCGACATGTCTATAAAAGTAGGCATATATTTTTTATTTAAAATTCACAAACTTATAATTGTCACGCCATAATTTCAACGTGCAACGCGGGTTCGTTAGCATCCACGGATACCTTGGCGCTGGCGTATTTGACGTCGCTCAGTGGCGTAATAATTTTACGACACTTTTCCTCATTGGCCAACGCATTAGTGAAGTCGCGCGGATTTTTCATCCGTGTAATCGACAGATCGATGATGTTGCATTGGCGGTACAACTCCTCCGTCGTGCAATGAAGCGATACGCGCTGACCCATGGTGGCCTGACGTTCGATTTCAGCCACCATCAGTTTCTCAACCTCGGAACGGGCCATCTTCTTGCAGTTGTCGTCGAATACCTTAGTGACGGCCGCACCCGGAGCGCGGTAACGAATACGCTTGCCGGCGTAAAGGTTATCGGCCATGGCCTTGGCCTGAGCTTCAGGAGTACGCAACGTCGAAGTGATAACGACGTCGGGGTTTTTAGTAGCGTCAGCCACGCGGCTGATAAGGTCCTTCACGGTGTCGTTAATCGCGAACGCCGAAGGATTATTGTACGTAATGTTCGCCATGGTGTACTGTAATTTTAAGCGATTCCAAACTGATTGAGTTCATGTTCATCCAATCCAGCAAGTAATCCGATTTATCGGAGTTGCTTAATTTTACAAATTCGCCAGGCGTAATGCCTTGCTTCCGGAGGTAACGTGTGAACCCGTCCTCCATCATTGCGATACGATGACCCTCCATGGCCACACGCTGGAACAGAGGACTCAACTCGTCCAGCGATAGCGTCTCGCGAATAGTATCACGAAACTTTATGGCGTCAATATCGTTCAGCATCGGCAAATCGCCTTTGAACGGTATCAACTCCGAGGGTTGTTTAAGATTTACATACGGCGACGCCATACCGCCAACAACCGACGTTGTCCGCATGCGCGATATACCGTATTGTGGTTTCTTTTTCATACTATTTTCGAGTAATGATTTTCGAGCGGTTCAGCACAATCATGAAGGAATTACCGCAATAGTTACCGTCGGGCTGGATGAGAGCGTCGTATCCTTTCAGAGCGGCATAAACGCCCAGCGGTTCCTTATCGTGGCTCTCATGAACGCTTTTGTAAATAGCGGCATAGATATCCTTATCAGGGTCGCCAACAGAGGTTACGTTGATTTTGCTCACCGCATCGCACTTATCCTGATAAACGGTGTACGCCTTACGCTGCTCTCCCTGAAGGCGCTTGATTTCGTCGCCGAGGTTGTTAACGGCTTCTTCCACTGCATCCTCGATTTTACCGTAGTGCTCGCGCATAATCCATTCCTTGAACTGGCGAACGGGGTAGTTGTAGGGCCGAGCGAAACCGTTCTTGCGCTTGATAGCGTCGTTCTCGTACCGATAGCGCGAGAACACGAACCGTTCCGCCGTGTTCGGCATCTTGATGACGTAATCGCCCGTACCGTTACCCTTTTCCGTGATAGTACCGCCGTTAGCGGTGACCCAGCCGCGGAGGTGGTTATTCATGAAGTCGTCGAATTTCATGTACGCCGGATTGCCGTCATCGTCGATAGCACCCCAGTCGATTATTTGGTCAATCTGTAACGGAATGTCGATATACGAAGCATCGTCCCAGTGCATACTGGACTTAACCTGCTTCTTGGTGTTATCGGTAAGGTTGTTGAGTTCGTCGCTGACACGGTCATATTCGGTCTTAGCGTTGTCGAGTTCGGTCCGCGCGGCTTTCAGTGCTGCCGAGTTACCAGCGGCCAACTGCTTGACCTCCTCCATAGCATCCGCGACGGTTATGACCTTGGCGTCGTCCTCGAGACACGCCTCAATAACGGCGCCACCACGAGCGTATCCGAATGCGTTGTGGTACGCCGAAGTCTTTTTGTATCCCGAAGGAGTGCGGTCGGCGTTACTTGAGTCGTTGACGTGGAAATAAATTCCCTCGCCGTAGATACCAACAGTTCCGTAATAACAGGCGTCGTTGTATTTGAAGTCGTCGGCAAAGTAGTTTTTGTCGCTTCCACGCGGGTCAACGCCGCGGAACATATGATACTTAGCCGAAGCCGCCTTGGCCCAGAACGCGGCATCGTCAACGACATCAGGGCGAGCATCAAAACCACGGGCAGCGCAAATGGTGGAAAGCAACTCCCACCCGGTATCGCCGCCATGTCTTTGTAATTTTCGATAGTAGGCGCCACCGTCCTGATTCTGCCAAAAATCGTTTACCTCGTCCTCTGTAAATTCGCGGTACATATCCGCTTGAGATTTCAGCGTCCGGGGTTTAACTTGGCGCGTGGTACGTCGCAACTCAACCTCGTAGTACCCGCGGATGCGGTCCAGGTCCTTGAATCGGGCCTCGATTATGGCCCGCATCTTAGGCTTCGACGCCAATCTTCCAGCATCGAAAAATGCCAGAATCTCTTCTTTACGGGCTTTAAGCGCGTCAATCTGGTCAATAAAATCCCGTGGCTTGAGGTTGGCTATGATACTGGGATTGTAGTGTACCATGCCGTCCCAGTCGATTTGGTCGTTGAATGGTTTTTTAGCTCCTTGCGCCCGGTAATCGAACGCACCGCCATTATCAACGCGGTAAACCTTTCCTGCCGCATCCACCAGACAGTTGTCGTTCTGATAGATATCCCAGTTGGCCAGAAAGGCGTCAACAACGAAACCTTTAGCCATGGCGTCGTAGTCCTTAACCTGGGGTTCAGACATACCGCGCATGTAATTCGAGATAAGCGTCAGGTCGGTACCATCGTCGTACAACTCATAGTCCGGCGTGTCCAACCCCAAGAGACTGTACACCTGCGCGGCGTAGTACTCTGCCGCAACGTGACCGCGAGTGGTGTTCTTTGAACTCTTGACGACAAATTCACGGCCCTTGGCATCCTTCATCAGAACGGCTCCCGTGGAACCGCCTAATTTCTGTACAAAGGTCAGCTGCGAGGGGTCGGCCGGGAACATTTCGTTCACCTCCTTTTCCTGTTGAGCCAATATGGCTTTGGAACGAAAAGCCCCTTTTCCAACAGGTATGCCTTGAGGATTCTTGTACACACGCCAGTCGTAGGTAGTTTTGGCGTTTGGTGTAAGCGTCCAAATATAGACCGTGCCATTGACTACCTTAGTCTGGCCAGGCATGATGGCCTTTACGATGTCCGGGTCCTGTTCAACGCCGTGGAGATGGTCGTACAACGACTTGGTTACATACAGGCTGTACTCGTAGTCATCGACGAACTCGGAACGGGCCTTGTACGCTTCACAGGCTTTCTCCAATACGGCGTCAGAAACATCGCCCTCAGCATTACGGAGGGCGAAAGTTTCCAGCGCTTTTCTCAGTTCGTCCATAAACTATCCGAACAAAAGGGTTTCTGCTTTTTCAATCGACATATCGTCGGCGGGTAATGCGCCGAGGTCCGTGGTACGGGCTTTCCACGTATCGGGAATCATATCCTCGGCACCGAGCGATTTGGCGCGGCGTTTAATCCAACGTCGGGCGCGTTCAGGATTCTTGGCGTTGCCGGCAAGACGAATGGCGTTCTTCAGGTCGGACTTGTTACGAATCGGGAATGAACCATCGGGGAGAGCCTCCTTTTTGTCAGCAAGACGCTCACGCTGCTTTTCGGTAAAATCGGCCTTTTCGAGCGATTCTGCGGAGTCGAGCAGCGCTTCGGCCTTGGCTATCTCGTCGGAGGTTTCGACGGGCTGGATGGCCTCGTACACGAATCCTTTCGTCAGTGCACGTACTGCGGCCCGTTCCCACTCCTTTTGCTTATCGCCGATGAGGTTGGTCCACTCACCGCCTATCTTGGCCATCCTGTTAGAACGGTCAGTAGAACGCTTCTCCGACAGGATAGTTCCAAAGGTACGGGTGGTAAACTTAGCGGGGTCGATTTTGTTCTTATTCTTGACGATAAGGTCGTACAACTCCTTGCGCTCCTTCTTGTCCTCTTCGGGGTCTTCGAGGTGCGGCTGCTGGGGAATGTCCATTTCCTCGTAGCGGTCCTTCAGAACCTCGATAGTTTCATCGACGGTAAGATATACCTCCGACGTCAGCGTAGCACGCGAAATGATGGCCTTAGTGTCCTCGTTCTTCGAAAGGTTCACGAGGTCCTTGTTGGTCATGATAATGATACGGCCCGTGAATACGAAATTCGACTTGACATCCTCCGGGTCACCGACCACGCGCTTACCTGAAGCAGCGGTGGCTTTCTTCATGATGGAAGCCAAGTCGGCGCGAGTGATAACGGAGTCGGTATCATCGAACAGAAGAATCTTACCGTTGTGTGCTTTCAGTACACCCAGCAGCTGCTTCTTGGAGTTGATGTCGCCGAGTTCAACGTAGTCATAGTCGCCGTCACCCGGAGAATCGGTTTCAGCATCGAATGGACGTTTGTTGAGCAGTTCGGCAATTTTCTTGAAACCGTACGATTTACCGATACCCGCGCCACCAGCCGAGATCATGAACCGCTGTTCCTTGTTATCGAGGAACTCAAGATATTGACGGTTAAGATCGTACATGACCTCAACAGGCGGTTCGTAATCGGGATCCTTTTTCTTCATCGCATAGACAAAGCGGTCATAAGCGATACGGTCTTGACGGCTCTGGAGTTTATTAAACTTTTTCTGAATGCGCGGATCTTCAGGGTTAAGGAACCAGTCCTCGACGATTTCCCCATCATCGTTGCCACCCTCGCCGTCATTGATGTCCACTTGGGCTCCGGTACTGGTAGGCGCAACAGGATCCTGTTTGGCAGTCATCTTAAGCAACGTGGATAACGTTCCGCTGGTATCCACCTGCGACATATCGACATTACGAGATTTCAGCTCGTTGTAAGCAATATGTCGCAACTGCGCATTGCCCTTAGGGTTGTTGACAACTTTCAAAAGGTTATCGTCGCTGGTCTTCTTGGCCCACGCTTCAAGACTCGTCGTAGGACCCGAATCGCCCGATTCTTTACCAGTATCGGCACTTGGCTTGGGTTTAGCGTTCTTATCGACACGCCAATTGAACTTTCCAGGCTTGTACTCCGTCCACACCCACGGCTGGGTGGGGTGATGGTCGCCGACGTTGTGCTTTGCTTTTTGAATAATATCTGACATACGTTGTGCAGTTTTCCAAATAAATACTTGGAAAATTACACTTCTACAGCGTCAAAGTCAATATCAAATTTCTTATATACAATGCGCAACTCGGGTACACCGTTGATTGGCTTCTTCTTTTCGTCAACACGAGCGTTAAGCGGCCAACGCTTCAAAATGATATCATGCGCACGTTGAACGCGCTCGCGACGTTCGTACACATCTTGGAGACCACCACCTTGTGTAGCTTCCTTGTTCATCTTACTCTGAAGCAAGAACCGTACGAATCGCGCATACACGATACCGAGGTACATACATTTTAACGAATAGTCGATATCACATTTCAACTCCAACCGCTCATCAAAGTCCAACTCTAACGTGCGAAGACCCTTGAACACGATGAGGTGGGGAATACCGCCGTATTTGAAACGCGGACTAACGTCGATGCAATTCCAATCAAAAGCGCTTTTGCCCATGGTGCCATATTCGAAGTCGGTTTTCATCACTTCTCGGTCGAATTCGTTGAAGAATTCGGCTAACTCTTCTGGAGTTTTCAATGACAAACCGCATTTAGCTTCACCGTCAATTGAGTAGAAGAAGTTGGCGATATCGTCATCCATCACCACAACGGGATGTCCCTCGCGCAAGTAGGTATTCTTGCAAAAATTGACTACGTAGCTGTAGCCACGATTCGAGGCTGGAAGCACAATGAGGCGTTCGCGCTCATGCCCGGCTTCAACATATTTTTCGACATCCTCTTTCTCTACCACGATGTGGTAATCCACGCCGCCCTTTTTCAACAATCGAGTCGTAACGCATTTAGGGCGGTTTTTAGACACGACAAAGAATTGACAGTTCATACTCAAAATGGTAAGTCGCCCTCGTACCAAACTTCCTCAGGCGGGTTCTGTTCTATAAAACGCTGATAATTGTCCAGTGTACTTTCTAACGATGGATAAAACCTCATGAACAACTCCCACTTAACGTCAAACATATCATCACACGATACGCGGCGTTTCATCAATAGGCTTTCACTGTTGTAGCACTGCACACAGACCTGACGACGACCTCGTAATACGTACGAATAGGGAAAGTCGCGATAGTATTCCGCACCGGACGCCGTATTATACACCACATCATGGATAAACTGATTGAACGGGTGTCCTGCACCGAGAGGCGCCAGTAACGTATAACCGGGATTGCGACGCATAAACTTCCGCAAATGGTCGCGAAGCGCTTGTTCGGCGAAATTAAGGCCGTCATTCCCGAATTTGGCGCGTAAGTACGTATAGACGCTCTCGTAATTACAGTCCTTGGAATGGGCCTGAAAATCGCTACAACGGACATTTTCTAACTCCAGGTCCAGGCAATCCATGGCTATACCCAGAAAATTGTACAGAAGCCGCTGCTCTGAAACGCGCTTTGGGTCGCTATCTACAGTAAGCACCCGAACGTCATATTCGGGTGCTACTAAAACGTGACAAGCACTCATCAGGAGATCACCCGCGTGTGGCTCGACACAGAGGTATTTTATTTTTCCCATGGCCGTTTGTATATCTTCTCGACGCAGGGGCCGTCCTTCGATACGTCCTCAGCCATACGGCGAATTTCTGGCGTGATAGGTGGGAGCGTTTTCTTGCCCATCTTGTCAGGCAGGAAACCGACACGGACGCTGACATGTGTACACCCCTGACACGGACGGAACCGACGGTCGTTGTTGTACAGCATCACGCGGGCAGCATGAAAGCGCGGATGGTTCCAGAGGTCTTCGATAGGCATGTCGTGGACGTTGGCGATAGGGTACTCGCCGCGAAAGTCGTCACAGCACAAGCACACCTGGCCGTTCCAACGCACATCCAGTTCGCGGAACGGAAAAGTACATCGTTTGTTGTTGAACGAGTCGTCGAGCGGGAACGCCGCGCCGCAGTGGTTAGCCAGACGACGCGTCATCTTGTTAGTATCGTCTTCGGCGATAGGCGGCAACAGACAGATACGGCGGCCCTGCTTGGGGTAGTAGTACGGAACACCCGGTTCCAGCGTAACGACGTTGTATTTCTCGATGTCGATTTTCTCGACGAAATTCCAGTCACCCTTAGCCGTATAGCAGTCCACCAGAATATCATTCATGCCGGCTTCAAAAAGACGGTCTAAATATTCCGACGTATCCTTGGCGTGGTTCATACCGTACCCGTTGCTGTACATATGAAATACGGCTTTGGGCAGGTGTTTACGGAACGTAGCCACGATGTCGATGAATGCGGGGTTGAGCGTCGGTTCGCCGTGCATAGCGAATACGAACTTACATTTCCACCCTACGCGGGCTACCTCTGAAGCGATACGCTCAGCGGTTTCAACGGTCATGAAATTCCACGGCTTAGTGCCTTTTTCGCGCATACCGTGGAGACCGCAAAACGAACAACCCAGGTTACACCCCTCCGTCGGTTCAATCTGCATGGTAAACGGAGGGTCTTGTACGATTTTGTTTTTCATTATTTGGTAACTTTAATGTTAAGTTTCACGTTCTTTAACTTTGGGTTCTTAAACTGGCGTTTGATAGGCTTGGTGAAAGCGCGAGTTGCGGGGTCCCAATCGAAATTATCAGGCTTGCTGTTGACGGTACAACGGCAATTATGAACGACAATCCCGTCAGCAACATAACTTTCGTCTTCTTCAACTGAAATATTGTACAACTTGGTGTACCTATTTGACCTGGAAACCTGTTTTACATACACAACCTTTACGCCGCGAGATACTATTTGTCCTCGGTGATTCTTAAACAACCGTTTCAGGCGATTATAAACCATATCGCCATGGTTGTTTATTTCATCTTCAGTGAAGCGGAATGTCTCATAGCCGTAGCAGTCCAAAATGTCCTTATCGCGATTAGAATCATATTCAGCGTCGTTATGCCAATTCTCACCATCAGCCTCCAAAACAATCTTTAGGTCGGGAATTAACAAATCGGGAAAATATCCTACAACATTGTTACGGAACTTTCCGTTGTTTTTCAGGAACACTCCTGTTTTAACATCAACCCCAAGTGATTTACAAAGGTGCTCCAACTTGCGTTCAATGAACGACCGCTTCTTTCCGTTAGCGGAATTTGCTTTCTTCAACGCTTCAGCCATCCAAGGACGTTGGCCTTGATATTTATCCTCAATGGCTTTCCTTGCGTTAGCGGTTAATTCATGACGTTCGGTGTCGCTCATGTTAGCATAACGAATGGCCATCTCTTCCTTGACTTTCTTACTCATGTAAGAACGAAACTCAGGCTCCTGCCATTGTGAAGCGCATGATTCACTCCGGCGACAAGTTAGACACAAGCCCTTTTCCAAAAGAGTGTCGCTGGCTGAAACGTAAATAGGCATAAACGCACCGCATTTTTCACAGCAAACACCTTCGACTGTTATCAAATCTCCGGTTTTCAACGAAGCTACCTCTCGCCATTCGCCGTTTGAAAGAACTGGATGGTTTCCTGTTATGCGTCGTACTTTTTTCACCTTTCCACACCCCATGAGATCTTTGACGGCATAATAGATATCGTACAACAGCTCATCCTTATGTTCGTGAACAATCACTTCCGTAACGGGCCTGAACCTGCCCCGGTGAGTCAAAACCATATCCCCTTTCTTCAGGGAAGATATATTTCTCCAACCATTTACGGTGTACACCTTTGTAGCTGGATTGTTGAAGCAGTAGGGATGCGTCGGGTCAATCGTAGGGAGCCATTCTGCCACCTTACGACCGATGTTGTTACCGTTAGCGATAAGGTCTGCCAAACGGAACAGTTTCGGTTTCGAGGTAGGGTCTTCGGGGTCTTCTAAGTACAACTCCCGGCACTTAGCGCACGCGCCTGGATAGACGTCGAAATACACTTTGGCGTCAGGACCGTGTTGCTTGAAAATACTTTCGGCACGGCCCACGTTGTAGGCTTCGTGCAGGAGGTAGTACGCAATACGCAGCCAATCGCGTCCCCAGTCTTGGGTAAGGTTTCCGAGTTCGCTGGCTATATACCGGGCTCCCTTACGGAGTTGAACGGCTTGAATGGCCTTGTCTTTAATTTGCTGACGTATTACCGATTGTTGACGGAAATTAGATTTGAGGATGGCATTCCGTGTTCCGGTTACGATACGGTTGCCAAGCGACGTGATGTCGGTATAGGCGCGGTTCTTGAGGTAGTTGAGCGCATTTTCCTCCTGCTCGGTGAGCGGTACAAAATTACCCGACTTCAGGAACTGGAGAAATTGCTTGTAGTTCATCTTCTTGGCGCGGTCATCGCCGATAGCCTCAGCCAAAATACCAAACAGAAAAGCGTGTTCCAAAATACCTTTCGAGTTCTTGTACTTATCGACGTTTACACCCGACGCTACCAAGATATCAATCTCCGCCTGGGTAAGAAAATCCAGTCCGACGTGCTTGGCGATAAACAGATACTGCCAGCGCCGGAGAATACCGACCATGTCGTCTATTTGACGGTTGTTGAAAATCATAACTTTTCGACGTCTTTTCGAGGAACCCATTTCCCAGTACCGCGAGGTGCACCGCTGTAAGACGGCCTGCCAAGAAACTGAACGAACTGTGTAGTAACTCCGTTTTCAGTGAGTTCTTTGGTTGTGTACACAGTACGAACCCTGCCGGCGTGACGAACCTTATCGCCGTTTTTCACTTTCTCGTAATATTTCTTGGCGTTCTCGCCAACTTTTTCGTTGGCGTGAAAATCATTACGAGCAACACCGTCTTCTTGTATTTCAACCGCTTCAGGACCATCACCCGTTGTTAATGTGCGAATGTATGTACCATTTTGACGATGTTCAGAATCTCGGCGTTGATGAGGCTCCGGAAAACGGCCTGCGCTCTTGTAAGGTAGGCCGACACGTCCAAGCCTCCGGTTCTCTGGTGTATCAGCGTAACGGCCGCTCTTAGAACGGGCCTTTTCAAGCGTGTCGCCGCCAATGGCCTTTCGTAGGTGGTCGTTACGATATCGGTTAGCCTCGTGAAAGACTCTTGTCACTTCGTCTATTTCCATAATCTTACTCGTGATTCTTGGCCGTGTTTGATGACCATACGCAGGCCGTTCTTTAATTCGATTTCCGCACTCTCGTCATCGGACTTAAGAACTTTCCCGAGCCTGTAGTAGAAACCTGCCTCGGTGTTTCCGGTCTTTACGATAACGGCATTATTCTTGGAGAGTTCGTCTAAGCCCTTAACCTTAACGGCGTCGTCCTCAAACATCTTCTTCCAAAACCACTCGGTGTTAGGCCAGAGACGGACCTCTTCGTTGGCTCCAATCGACGCTATAATCAACGCGCCATTAGGGAACAAATTCACCTCACACTTACTGCCGGCGATACGCCGTAGCGTACCCATGTTGTATTTGAACTTACCTTTGTCGTCTTTAACACGAACGACAACCCGTACCGGGTACGGCGGTTCATTTTCCAACTGACTGTTTTCAGCGATTATCGTGCCGACGTGCCAAACCTTTTCAGTCTTTGACGCCGACAGCGCCCAAATCTGTTCCTTTTGTTTCATCTTCCTTTAATTCTTTAACCGCCACAGCCGTAGCGTCGGCGATGTATTTTAGTACATCACCAAGCGCTGCGGCGTTATTAGCGTTCCATTCCCGTATAAATCGGTCTTCATACTGAGTAACGGTGGGGAACGGTGACGGAAGAAAATGTGTATGTTTGGCGTTGTAAGGCATTATTCGGCGTCTTCGCTGGCAATCATCGCGTCAAGTTCCTTGCGGCCTTTCTTCGATATTTTGACGCCAGCCATCTCGAACATGTTTTCGATTTCTTCAGCGAGGTCGCCGTCTCCAGGCTCCGACTCTACACCGCCCGTATCAACGGGGTTCTCGCGCATGTAGCGAGCCAGTGCTTTGATAGCGCGGGCGTCGCCCTTTTCTTTCACGAACGACTTGAAGCCCTTAGTGTCGAAGTCGGTATCGTTCTCGGCCATATCGTTGAAGCTATTAACGTACTTACCAGCGTCGTCAACGTCGGCATCGGCGTTAGCCTCTTCGCGCATCTTGTCCAGAGCGGCTTGTCCTTTCTTCGAGAGTTTGAACTTTGCCTCATCGAGCATGTTCTCGATTTCCTCAGCGATTTCGTCGTCATCCAGCATACTCTGAGCCGACTGTTCGCTATCGACGCTCCGGATGGCGTCGGCCAGGTTGGAGATAAGGGCGTCTTCGCCGTGTTCCTTGGCCATTTTCTTCAGTTCCGACTTCATCTTATTGAAGCCGTCTTCGGACTCTTCGGAAATGTAGTCATCCCACGCCTGGATAAAATCCTTGGAGAACGACTTGATGTCGCCACCCTTTTTGCCGTCGTCCTTAGCATCGGGGTCGCCAAACTTAGACGCAGCCCCGGCGACGTCCTCGATTTTCTCGACCGTCACGGACTCGAAATTGTCCACGTCAGCGTAGGGGTATTTGTCCACGCGGTAGCCCTCGCTGGTCTTAGTAACTACCAGGTCGAAACCGTCTTCGTCACCGCCAATCTGCTTGATGAAAGCGTGAGCGGCGTCTTCAACTCCGGCGTACTGGGCCAGGTCCTCGTCGTCCATCTGACGGAAGCCCATGGATTCGAACGTCGAAGCCGACTTGGCGTCGCCGTCAGCCAGACCGTTACGCAGCGACGTGTCGCCGTTCTTGTTCTTGGCACGAACGCTCACACCGCGGCGTTCCAACTCAGCCGTGGCCACCTTACGCATCTCAGCGTCGGCCGACGGGTCGTTGGCTACCTTTACGAGGGCCTCTTCCGAAGCCTGACGAGCGTGGTTCTGGAGGCTTACGTTGGCTTCCGGCACACCGCCGCCATTATCTTGTTCTGTCTCGGGCTTTTCCTGAGCAGCATGACCATACTCCTGTCCCACGCGTTGCAGACGACGGTTTTGAGCGTTATCAGCATAAACGCCATGGCGCGCTTTTTCGATCGGTGTTTCTTCAGCGCACTCTTCTATGTTGGTAAACCCTTTCAAAATCTGTTGACGGCGCGCTTCACCATAGTTGATATTTTCTTTCATGATTTTATAGGTTTATAAGTTTCATTTCCACTAATAAAAAGATAGTTAATTTTATTCAAATAACCAAGAGAATTCTAAAATTTTATGCCAAAATCTAATGTGTATCCCCATTGGTCATCAACTCTTATAGCTGACGCACCAACCAAAAACCGTTGGCGGAAGTCGGCCCCAGCAGAAAACTTTTGTGTACCAAAATCCAAAGAAGTACCTATCTGGGCATAACCTTGTATAAAGGGAATCCGTTTATCAATAATCGTGCGTTCTACCTCATGAACGCGAATAAGTGGCTTGACGTGCGACACAACCTCTGTAATGGCGTTGCGCTGGACAGTGGCGTCAACGCGGAACTCGCCGATACTGTCATTAGAAAAATCAAGGCGGTATTCCTTGCGTGCCAAATAATCAGCCAGCAAGGCGACAGTATCTATTTCACCTGGTAAGTATATCGTGGTATCACGGACGATAACCTGCGGAACGGGAATCTTAACCGTATCGCGGTATTCAACCGTGTCATACTTTGTCAGCCACTTTTCAACGACTTTAGGGGGTTCAGGGGTATAACTACTCCGCCCCAGAAAGAACGCGAAAATTAGGGCCGCTACAACGATAATTATGGACGCCGCCGTCTTCATAACCTTTTGCCACTTTTAATCATTTCTTCATAAGCCATTATTGATGCCTCCAGTTCGTTGATTCGCTTTTTGTAAACCTCAGCTGCCTGGCTGGCTTCACGCTCCTGAGCGCGGAACTCTTCCATTAGGCGGTTATATTTATCGCGGTCTGCCTGGCGTTGCGCCTCGTATTCCTCGCGAATCTTGTTGAGCTCATTACGAAAGTTCGTCATCATTTCGTTAGATAACTTACGTTCGTTTTGAACTTCCTGATACAGGTTATCATAGCGCTCCTTCCACCACGATTCTTTCTTATCAAGTTCCACCATCAGGGTATCATAGCGCCCTTTCCAGAATTCCTCCCCTTTCAGGTCAGCGTCAGCCTGGCTATAACGTACCTCTTGAGCATATTTCTTACGATCCAACATACGCGCCACAATGGCGTAGCCAATACCGCCCGCCCCGAATAGAAGCGAAATTACAGGGAAGATGGTGGTCATGAAATTTCCGTCAGCCATTGCGTTTCATTCTTTCGTTAATACGTATGCGCGCGGCCTTGGCAGCCAAGGTATACGCATGGGAATCGTAATTAGAGCGAAGACACCGCAAGATTTCGTCGGCAAACACTTTTATAATATCCGGTTGAGCGCTTTTGTAAGCGTCCATGTCTCCTTCGTTTGTAAGTGTAGCGGGATAAATGATGAGTTTCACCTCAGCACTTACATGATTGAAGAAACGATACCATTGAGAGTCGTATGAATCAACAAATGAGAACGACCGCCAACGTATTTGAGGTGTTAAAAGGTCATAGTGATTTGACAAGTTGTAGGCGAAGTCGCGTGTCAATATCGGACAAGCCCGGTTTAGTGTTAGACTGCAACCGTCCTTACGATCGGCGAAGAAGTCAATCGCCAAGGCTATGCCGTATGTGCGGTGCGGCCGAAAATAATTCCAAACATCATAAGCGTTACCAACGACAACTTCGATATGTCGCCGTCGTAGTTCCTCAGCCAGTGCCTGAACGAAACGGCGTGCTTCAGCGTTGAAACGCTTCGATGTTAAATAGACCACCTTACGCATGTTATATGATGTATGTAACTTCAGAAATGAAGCATTCGAAGTTGAGCGTTTCTTCCGATACATATTCGCTTGCCCACGCCACAAGATGGTAATACCCCTTAGACATCTGATAGTCCCTCGTTCCAGTACCATCAACAATCTTAAGATTTTGGGTAGCACTCGGATTGGAATGTATGATTACTTCAATCGCTCCGCCAACGCTCTCACGCGTGTACATTTTCAAAGCCGAAGGGGAATTAAGCATACCAAGCCGCAAAGTCCAATTTTGCGAATTAATGGCCGCATCAATATTGAAGAAATAGCGTCCCCCCAACTCCAGGTTGTAATCATTTCCACCAGCGAGAATCGTAAATCCTGTGGCGCCACCAACAATTCCATTAGCCAGATGTCGTTTCAATATACTACGATCGTATATAGAATCCGTAGCGACTAATTGCCGCAACTTACTACCTTCGTCGTCACCTGTAAGGATATTGGTCAATACACTCCAAATTGTTTTCAGACCTGTATAAACGCTGCCTGCGGTGTTGAAAGCGGTATTGTAAGGAATTTGCGGAAAATCGGTTGACTTACCACCTACCTTGATATTGTTAGAATCGCCGTATTCGGAAAAGTCTATGTCCAAAATAGCGCGGTGAAGTAACGCTATGGCCTGTTCAACAGGATCGCCTGCTGCAGGCATAGGACTTTCAGCAGCGGCAGCGGTATATCCTGACGACAGGCTCATTCCAGTAGCCAGTTTCAAACGGTTATACCAACCCTGAATTTTATTCAGGGTCGTCATCAGATCATCGGCCGTAGTAAGGTCCTGCGGATCACTGATAGTAGCAACAACGGGCTCAACATTGGTCAGCTTGGCCGAAAATATTATCTTTTGAGAACCATTCTGCCAATCGGTGACGATTTCCTTAACCTGTTCGAATGTCTTATTCATCGCGGCGTAATCGGCCGTGTACTGCTTGTACCCGACCACTTGGGTATCGTTAGCTTGCTCAGAAACGATAACGCCGCTCATCGCCGCACTGAAGTCAAAGAACAGACCATTTACGAACCCTAACGAATTCTTGGATGACGTCGAGAGCAACGACTTCACACTACGTTTAACCAGCATGGGGTTATCACTAACAACCCGCATGCCATACAACACGTCGGTCAACGCCGGGTTGTCTGTTAACTGCTGAAAATCGAAATTGAGCTGTGACGTCCTTTGGTCGAAAGTCGCCACAACGTTGTCGAAGAAATAGTTTGTCGAAGCAACGTATTGCGTGGTTGTGCCTTGGCCTGCAAGATCTTCGACGATGATGTTGTTCTGTTTATCAACGTATTGAATACGTGTTTGACCTACCACCCACACCATAGTATTCCATGACGGATCGGAATCGCGTTTCAAGACGTTGTAGAACGCCGCGATAGGTAAACCGCCGGGAAGATTAGCTTTGTTGATAAGGTCGTTAAAATCGTTTATCTGAGACACGATTGCCTGCGACATCGGAACCCACTGCCCGAGCGAGGCATCGTAACTTTTGTGGAGTTTGTCGGTAGTGTCGTACCAAATAATCGCCGAATTCGACGGCGGCGTCGTGCCAATAGAAATACCTGATACAGTTCCGACGTCAATAGTTGCCATTTTGAACTTTGTTAGCGTGAATATACGTAGGTTTTACGGTCAGCCCATACGAAATTATAACTCATATCCCCCTGAGGATACTCGGTAATGGTAATACCATCAGCAGTGGTTTCCCGCTCGATGCGCCATCCTGCCTGCTGTTGACCTGTGCCAATAGGCGCATAACCGCGGTAGATAACGTCGCCCCCTGAGGCGTCAACAATCGGTTTCGGCATAGCATCGCTCAGCAATTGGACAATGGGCGCGGTGTTTTTCTCGTTACTCGTCATGGTGTATTACTTTTTGTAAGTATTCATCGAATGCAGCTACGAGAGGATTGGACTCGCGTGCCTTCATAGTTTCTTCTTGATCACCCTCAGCGTAAAGGTCAAACGGATTTCCTGGCTGAGCGGTATCGTCTTCTTCCTCTTCGTCGCCAGCCACGGGTTGATCAGCAGGGCCTCCAGCTTCCATCCCCATACCAGCAGCCTCTTCAAACGGATTGCCTCCGCCCATACCGCCCATTGCGGCCTGTTGCTGTTGTTGCTGCTTGGCGCTGATGGCTTGCTGAATAACAGAGTTTTCGATAGTATCGCCGCCCTTTTCTTCGCCGATAGCTGGGAGGTCCCACTTCTCGCGAATTTCGTCCACGGTCTGGAAAGCCTGGAGACGTTTGATGTCCATATCCAGTTCCTCAGAGATGGTCATTCCGTTGAGGCCCATGAATACGAACTCGAAGTCGGGGTTGATTTGCTCGACGATGAACTTGTTGACCTTACGTTGGATGAATTTCAACATCGGATAAAGACCCTTGTCCTTCGACTGCTCCATACGCTGCTTTTGGCCGTCACCGAACGTTAGGCCGCTGCCGTTGGAACGCGAAATATCCCAGCCGATTTCCGTAGGGTCAATACAGAATACTGCACAGGCGATTTTGATCAGATATTCCATCCACGAGTTATACTCCATATCGCGGTTGTTCTTCTGAAGGTCAACCCAATCAATATCGCCTTCAACGACGGGCGTTTTCCATGACTGCATAACACCCGATATCATGGCCTGCCACTGCTGCTTGAACTGCTGAAGCGAGGCCTCGTTCACGTTACCTTTGATACGCAGAAGACCTTTCGGCGCCGAACCCTGCGAGAAGAAGCGGCGGTTGTACTCGTCGCCCCAAAGCATCGATGTTACGACATTGATTAACTCTTCCAACTCCGAGTTTCCGTAACCGTTAGCGTAAATCGACGTGGTTGGATTGCGAATTCCAAAGCACAACTCCCACGGGTAGAACTGCGCTACCTTGGCCGTCTGGTACACCTGGACGTAGGCCGGATAATAGCCATCAACCTTAGGTCCCCAGTTCTGGCGATCGTCCATCATCGCTCCTTCAAAGTAGGGGTTGTTGTACTCGCCATCGAAATACGATTCCGCCAGGCGGAATGTAGCGGCATCAACGGCCTGGAAGCGGACCAGTTTGCCGCGGCGGTTGCGAATGCACTCAAACGTCATCTGATCGAACGTTAGCGAGTCGTCCACAATCTTACGTATAAATTCGTCAAACTCGTCGCCGCCCCACGTAGCGGTATCGCCACAGTTGAGGATGAAGTCGGTGATGGAAGACGCAATTTTGCGGTCCTGCGTGTCCATCTTCTGCTCCTGGCCGAACTTGGGTTTACGTCGAATAACAAATCCCGTTGAATAGCGGTCGGCCTGTGGTTCGGCGAAGTCGGCTATCTGATTCTTACGGGTCTTGATAATCGAGTTGATAATGGGGGTACGGCTCATCCGGCGCAACGTTTCGTACGAAAGCGAAAACGGCTTATCCTTATATCCTAAAAACGAGTTGAACTCCAGAGGGTCGATCAGATATGCCTTCGGGGCAACGTTAGCAGGCTTGGATTGCTGGTTGAATATTTCAGCGGCCTTGAGTATATCAGACGGGCTCTCGCTGCGCATCGCACGCTCTAACAACAGCGATTTGCGTATCGTCAAAGCCTGCATGGCACGTTCCACCGATTCCAATCTTTCTTTCACACCGGACATAATTGTTTTCACGAGATTTGTTTACCTATAATTGGTATCAACACAACAGTTTCAAAATGTCGTTCCGCACCGTTTTACGAATTATCAATGCCTGATGGAGAAGATCGCCCCATACCGCTACCTGGTGGCCGTTCCACGTGTAATAATCCGTTTGATCGTCGTACGAGCCATTCCATTCACCGTCGTGACGTATATCAACAACGAGGCGTTGAAAACGCGCTTTTTCCTCGGTGGTAAGGGGTGATATGAAAGTGCCGACGACTACTAATCGTGCGGCACTTGTCGAAAGATCATCAGCCAAAATCTGAAAGTTGATGCCCATAAAATCGCCCGTTTCCAACGGTGTGTGAAAGGTTATCATTTGCCTATCAATTTACAAGTTCTCGGTTCAAATGTAGAGCGTTGTTTACCCTCGCCAATCTTCATTTTCCAGTACTTTTGATACTCACATAGCCACATTTCCACCTGGTGAAGTGATATCTCGCCCGACGGCGTGACGTAATACCTCGATTCAAGTTTGTGCCAGTGTAGGTACGGAAAATCGCCAAACGAAGATAACGCTGCCTGTGCCTCATCACGCAGGCGATATATACCGTCAATTTGACGCTTCAACGACGGGAACACCAACCGCAGTCCTATGGACGCACCAGGCCCCACGTTGGTGTAGTCATTCTGGGTAAAGCGCATGAAACGGCGATAGGTATAGCGCGGTATGTAGGTGAAGTCTTGGTAGAATTCATGAGCGATAAATGTCGCCGACGAAGGTAACTCCTGAAGGAACTTGATAATCTGTCCAGGGTCGGAGGCTGTCAACACCGTCCGCATCAGTTTGCCTAATTTACGATGAAGCGTGGGTACAACCAAATGCGTGTAGCAGTAGTCGCGCGGTTTTCCAGGCGTGGCCATCGAATTGATGAGGTAGGCTGTGGTGTATGGGTTGTTACCTGTGGCGCGGTACGACGTTATCATTTCCGCAAAGCGGTCCTCGTCGTATTGGTTATAATCCGGAATGCCTGCTTTCCAACCGTACTTTACGCGAGCGTATTCAAACGTTGATGGGTTGTTGAAATACCGGAACACCATCATCTTCCAAACCAGATTCGTCAGTGTCAGTTCGTCGTCCAGTAGGATATTGCGTATCTGCCACTGTGAATTGTGATCCAGTTCACGATATACATTGGTGAATTTGTAATCGCGTAATATAGGATCATCAGTCCACGGACGTGGCTTCTGATCCAGGAACCGCCGCTTCCATATCATTTGACGCTCAAACATCGTACGGAAGAACTCGTGATAGTGCTCCTCGCTGACATCAAGTGTGACGTCAGGTAATTTATCAGCCCAAGGATAGTGATCAAATTTCGCCATTTTGCTTACGATAAGTTCTAATCAACAATTCACGCCGCGCCTCCGTGCTTTTTCCTACCAAATGCCGTAACACAGCATCCGTAATCTTCATCAACGGACGTTTGGGAGCGTTTACAAGTCGCGTTTCAGGCACGCCGAGGTTTACTCTTATGCGTTTACCTCGAATCGGTTTGAGGGACTCTGCAGCGATTAATGGGCAGTAGTCGTTGCCGTGAAACGAGCGTATTACAAAAGTCGTCCGGCCCCACACTTCGGGGTCTGTCACGATGTCACCTATTTTGAAATATCTCCATGCGTTCATACAGTTAAAAACTTTGGCCCCGAAACACTTACGAATCGGGGCCGCTGTCATAACTACCTACAAAATGGAAACAGAAAAAGAAACTAAAACCCGAACATCGTCAGCTGGCGAGGCGACAGCTGATAGCGTTCGTTGTCGGAAAGATTGGTCTCGAGAATTTCACACGCCTTGATGTCGGTAGCCACGCTGGCGTATTTACGCACCTTTTCGTTATACTCCTCGCGGCAACGGCACATTTCAGGAGTAACCGGGTTCTCCTTTCCCTCGCCGACAAGCGTACCGGCCAATTGAGGACCAGGATTGCAATCGCAATCTTGCCAGCTGAAGATACGGAACGGCAGTTCCATCTTGATTTCGGCCGTCCACCACGCGGGAACGCTTTCAGTAGGTACGCCGCCGCACTCCTGGAGTTTACTCTCGATTTCGGCCGAGAGCACCTGCAGTTTGGCGTTAAGCGGCGGAAGGATCTCAGCCTTGAGTTTAGCCTTGATTTCTTTACCCAGTTTACCGAACTTGATGTTGGAATCGTAACCGCTGATAGCGTTCATGATGTCCGACTTTTCGATTTCAGCCTGGAGTGCTTCTTCGGCGTTGTTGGAACAAGACTTCTCGATGGCGTTGGCCATTTTCTCGAAGACGTTGTCAGCCTTTTCTACCTTATCACTCTCGGTTTCGTCAGCCACCGGAGCAAACCCCTTCAGCATGTGCTCTTGACGTCGAGCTCGGGCGCCAAGAATAATGTCGCGAATATTCTCCATCGTCATTCTCCTATTTAACGGCCTTGGCGGCCACGTATTTGCCCCACGCCCAGTGTGCTACCGCCCCCGCTACAAACGAGAAGATAGCCACTAACGTGTGAATAATCTTTGCCTCATGGGCGTAAATCACCGCAGCAATCGTCAAGGCCACTGCGATAATCAGAATCCACATCCACTTTTTCATAGCGTCTTATCTTGGTTAGTTACTTTATTAACATTCCGTAGAAGTCTTCAAGTGTGTACGCCTTTTTATAGTTGTACGAATCCTTCGTGTTGGCTACTTCCTCAGCCATCGTTATCAATAATTCTTCCTGACGCGACCCATACACCGACGGAGACAGCCACGTTAACTGGACGTTGAACAAAATCTGCCCTATTTCTTCAGTACTCAGCGGCATTCCAAGAAATTTCTCGAACTTGGATTGAATCCACAACGCCATCTTCGTAGAACTATACCCCTGGAATGTAGTCGGCGACGGAAGACACCCATTCAGTTCTCCTTTCAACGACTCTATAAAACGGTTAAATGCCTTATCGCCAAATCCACGACGCACCTTGGGGATATTATCCGACTTATCACCCATCAGCACCTTATAGAGCAGAACCTCCAACGCTTCGGTCGTGAGTACCTGGATGTCGGCATCCAGGTGTTCATTCCAAAAACCCTCTTTCCCCGGAAAGACGTAAAATTTCATGAACTTGGAATTGTAGTTGAAGACCGAAACCGTTGGCGTTATCAGCTGCCGAATATCACTATCGGCCGTGAGTATTACGGTTTCTTCATCGGGGAGTTCATCCAACGCGAAAGCCCACAACATCATCAGATCGTCACCTTCGGCGCCTGGCACACGTGTGACAATTAACCCGCGTTTACGTAGCAGCGTTTCAAACTCACCCAGAACCTCTACGAATGCATCGCTCCACGGTTCCTTCACACGCGTGAGGGCGTATTTGTAGTCTTCGTACACCTCGCGTCGCCACGAATAGGAGTCGATGACTACCACCACGCGGTTTACGTCATCGCCAAATCGCCGCACCGCAGCGCACAGGTTCATCACGCATTTACGTATCAGAACCTGGCGCTTTTCGCGGTCGTCCAAGACCTCACAGAGATCTTCGTTGCGGTAGTACGTCGAAAATATCGAGAACGACAGATGGTACAGGAAATTCCCGTCAAATACGAGGTTTATTTTCATTGCGCTATCTGATTAGGGTTGGTATTCGAAGCAGCAATACCACCGCGGGTTATATTAACCTTGCGACCATCCTCAAAACCCATCGACATAGCGTGGCTACTGCCAATATGCCCTGGGCGGGCGGAGCGTAAATTCTTGTAATTCTCGGCCACGTAGTCGTTCAATTTCTGGTCCGTACGCAGCACCAGCGCGTTCACTTGCACCTGAGCCTGGAGTTCGCGATCACGCTCTTCTTTAAGACGATTCTGAACACCTTTAGCTGCCCCAGCCAAATACGACCTCAAGAACGTACCGCGGTGCATCCGCTTTTCGCCCGTAAATACCCGCATCAACGCTTGCGAATCATCATTGCGGTACTCCTCGTAACGTTTCAGTGCCAAACGGTACAACTGGCTCGCCAACACGTCAAACAGCCATTTTACGACCTCGATATTATGCGGCTCGCCGATAACGATATACTTTTGGCGCTGTTCACGCACCTCGTTGCCGTTACGGTTTACGCGGTACTCATGACGCCTGCTGACTATCACGTAGCAAAAGTTGTACTTACAAATTCCGTACAGCAGGAATTGATCCCAGAAACCGCCACACTTACGAGCCCAGTTGTCGCCGAGTTTTTCTTCAACGACGTTAGTCGCCTGCTCGTTGTCGGCTACCGCGTCCAAGTCGGCCATCGAAAGGTTGTACTGGGTGAGGAGATTCTGAATTTTAGCAGCGGCGTTGGCAGCTTCAGCTTCGGAATTGATGGCTTTTGCTCCTTCGTAGAGCCGCTGCAGTTTCTTCAGTTTCGAAAGGATGGAGTTGATGTCTTGTGTAGTTTCCATAACCAATTTTGTTTTACGATTTCTTTTCCAAGAGCGAAGGTACGGCGAAAAATCGGATTCTCCAAGAGAATTTTGAAAAATCTTTCAACAATCAATCACCAAATTACCTTTCAACTCCAATTCGTACAACCGTTCGGCATCAGGTTTGGCGTAGCAGAATATCAGCTTACCGCCACCTGCACACGCTAACGCACGGCGATACGTCTCCTTTATGCGCGCGAATTCCTCACTGCGGTAAAAATCATAATCACTAACGCACAACTCCCACCACCGCTCTTGATGAGACGCCCAGGCTATGACACCTGGGCGTTCGGCTTCGATACGCTTTACAGCGGCTAACAGTAACAAGGTATATTTCCGACAATCGGCTTTCATAACGTAGTATCTTCCTCGCCGAGAGAGCGCGCCAACTCCACCAACAAACGGACGTGCACGTGCTCGTCGGCAACGATCTTATTAATGAGTTGGATGGCCAACGCAGAGGTTACAGTTGGTGTAGGGTTGTTGGCTTGAATACGCTGACTGAGTTTTTCGTACGCAGAAATTGTGTCTTCTTCAGCGACGATATTAATCTGCACAGCTTCGGCTGCACTTTTGGTCGTAATGTCCACTTTGGCTGCCGAAAATGCAGGCCGTGATACGTTACCCCCGATGTGGTTAATGAAGTCGCCTAATCGGTCGTAGTGCTTCATCTCAGTAAGGGCAATGCCGAGGAACGTTTCGCCAATTTCGTCGAAGAGCATCCGCTGCTGCGTGTACTGGAGAATGGCCGTGAGTTCCGACGTGGGAGCCGTACCGACGTATGCCTTGTAGAACCACTCGGCCGGAACGCCGTCATCAGGCCTGGCCTTAGAAATATCAGGATAATCAACCGCGTTATTGGCGTAACGCATCGACTCTACCAACGCATCAGCCATCGCTTCGACGTTGTCCTGTTTGGCGGGGTTGTGTAAGAGAATCGTTTTCATGGCTATTTAATCGTTGAACCGAATCCACCAGCGTCACGCATCGAAGGCGTCAGTGCGTCGGTTTCCTCCACTTCAATATACGGCGCAGGGACGATGACCAACTGGGCTACAACGTCTCCCGCCTTAAATTCCTTAGTGCTCATATTCACGTTTTGAGGCTTCATCCCTGCGACCTCACCGAAGACGTTGGAAAGCAATCCACAGACGCTCTTGAAGAACCTGTGAACCAACGTGGGTAAGTGCCACGTCTTTTTGTAACGAGCGCGCATCGTACCTCGGTAGCCAGGGTCGATAATGCCTGGGGCATTACACATCACCAAGTCCATTTTCGAACAACGCGAATTCGGGACCAGCAACCCACAATACCCCTTGGGAATTTCGACGGCGATGCCGGTATCGTATTCGATGTAATCTTCAGTTTCCTTTACGGTTACAGCCACGAGGTCCAGGCCGTTATCCTCACCATCGGGGTGAGCATACGTCGGCAGTACGGCTTCAGGGTGTACTTTCTTGAATTTTACGGTCATTTCTTGTATCCTTTTAAGTGTAATTTGACTTCTATCATTTCGCGATCCTTCATCTCACCGCCCCAGTTGGTACACTTCTTGGTGCGAAGTGTAATATATTCAGGGAACTCTTCCCTTAAACGTTGTGATTCGGCGTTGGAGTTCTCGATAGTTCGGTACACGGAACAACCACCAGCAGCGTTGGCTCCTGTCATTTTATCGAATGAATACTGATACGAAACCACGTTATCCAACCCAGCACGACGCAGGCCACAAGCCAAGGCAAAATCCTCCTTTATAGGCCAATCGCTGAACCTAACAGGCTGGCTCAGATATTGCTCAATATTCAGCCCCCAAATGGAGAAGAACCGCCCGTTAATTTGTACGTTGTGGGTCTTATCGCGGTTGAACGGCCTATACGAAAGAGCTGCTACAGCGTAAGTATCCAACTGCTCTGCCACCCAGTCGAACATCATCGAATAGATGTATTCCTGGGCCTCGACGGTGAAATTGTCGTTGTTTACCACTACAGGAGTCTTGGCATCGTCTAAACGCAATGAGAAAGACACGTTATCGTCTAAGAAAAAGACTCCGCCAAATCCCCTATCAGCGGCCTCTACAACAATGTAGTCTCGTATGTCGCCTACACCGCGACACGCCGTACTGTATTCCTCAATGGCGGCAACCTTACCGCCCCAGTTGCGTTGGTGAGCGGCCAATTCGCCAGGATGACAGAATACCGTTACGCGGCGACGGGCCTCGGGTGTTAGGCGTTGGAGTGTTTTCTGACGGTCAACACGACCACGGGTGAATAGTGCTATCAGAGTTTTCATATCACTTAAAACGATGGCGCTAACCTAACATATCGAATTTAAATCCGGTAGTCATACGCGACGCCGCCAAGTCGGCCAGCCAAAACGACGACGAAATATCATCGTGACTACCGACACTCTCCAGCCCCTTTTCGGTAAAGGCCACCGACCCGAGGTCTTGGAAGATGAGGTCCTTGACCTGCTGAGAGTAAACGTTGCCTATCGGGATGTGGATTTTGCCGCGCTCGAACAACGTCGAAAGGTGCGGCCATCCGGTCTTCAGGTCGTACTTATCAATTCCCGTAGTGTGACCAATAACGGGCATACCTTCGGTGTCGGCTGTCTCGACGAATATCTGTTGGAATGTGTTATTCTCCATCACGATAAGGTCAGGCCGGAAGCGGGAGTTGATACGGCGTAGAACGTTCATCTGTTCGAAGAACTTAACACCTTTTTCGCGGTAGAGATGCAACAGCCAGCGTTCGTCGGTCAATTCGTCAATACCCCACACGCTGAATACGGCGTAGTCGGCGCCGACGTTGGCTGAAATAGCGAAGTCACACCCGACAACCACCTTAGAGAACTTAATGGGGAATTCTTCGCGCGAATCCACCAACGTGTAATTTTCCATCCGTAGTAGCGAACGCGTGAGGATTTCCATCGGAAAGATTGACGATTCGTTAGTAATCGGGCGGCAAAGGTTCTCTCGCGAAAAGATGATTGAACCCTGAGTCTCCTTTTTATCCATCAGGTCCTTAAACGACCAACGCTGGGGCCAAAGAATTCGTCCGTCAGGGAAGATGGCTGGATACTCGATAACGAACCAACCGTTCTTGGTCTTCAGGTCGCCATAAAGGTCCTCGGCGTGGAACGGCGTACCGACGACGATAATCTGGCCACCGGGTACGAGCATGTTCATAATCACGGAGTGGAAATAGTCGGTGGACTTATTTCGCTGGAGACTGGAGTAGATGACGTTGTCCTTCAAGCCGTCATCGACAATAATCCAATACGGGTGAGCACCACGCACCGAAGAGCCAAAGCCCTTTCCCGTCAAACGTGCTCCGTTACGACACACGATATTGGTAGCCGACCAGTTGCTGGCCGTGGACTGAGGGAACAGCCGCTCCTTCAATATCTCGTTTTCCTCGATAGTGCCTTTCAGAATCTCCAAAAGGTCAACGCTCTGTTGTAACGAGAACGAAAACAAAAACCCACGATTCGACGAAGCGGCCGTGGGGCGTTTAGAGTAACGGGTAGTTGACGGCTTCTTGTAACGGTATAATTGCCACGCGGCGTAGGCGTTGGAGAAATAGAACGAGTTGTGCGTAACCGTACCGTCGCCCAGCACGAAGCGGTGGTCGCCGTCGGTGGTGATAGATATGTAGTCCCCCTCACCGACAGACGTAATCTTCAACGACGATACCACCGTAGGGTGCACGCCGTCGATAGTTCCCCAGTCCTTGTGTGACGTCTTGGTGGACCAGTCGGTTTGGACCTTTTTACGGGCGATTTTCACCGGGATGCGGTCCAATTCACCAGAAATAGTCACGCACCACGACGAATAATCACGGCCTAACGCCTTACAATACCGCGTTCCGCCACCCATTCGGGTACAGAAGCCCAGACTGTCGGCCAAATTCTTCACGTCACACACCAATTGGTAGTTCGTATTACTGAAGTGATAGCCGCCCTGCCAGTAGTTACCGTCGGAGTCAATCAACCCAGCCAACACCTGGAGACGGACCTCCTCGCTGTTGACTAAGTACTGCTCCGGAATGCGGCTGTTCGAACGCGCGTTGTATCCAAACGAATACGGTTCTATTTCCACAGGTCGCGCGGGGTACTGCACCGCCACCTTGAAACCGCGGTAGCGTTCCTTCACCCTGTTCGGGGTCTTACTCAAGAGTGTTGGAATATCAATATCCACTATCCGCTTCGATGCCATGGCGAGGGAACCGCCACGGTCTTTTTCAATCAACGTACAAATGTGGCGTGAATTGACGGTATAGCTATCACCGCGCGACTGGTCTATACGATACATCATCGAGTCGTGACCGCGACGTGTAGCAACCACGCGGCGCGGCTTAGAGTCAATCCCCATCAACAGGTCGCCAACCACCACGTCTTCGACCTTTTTGATAGTTCCGTCGTACATTCTGACGGGGGTTCCGACGGCTTCACATTTTCCGTGGTCACGAGCGGCGTTGATACACAATTTCTTGTGGTTGTGGACTAACTCGCCCCATTCCAGGTGGTGCCACGACAGCTGGAAGTCAGGGATGACGGAAGTGATGAAATACGTCAAATTGGCACACCGCAGGGTGTCTTCCACCACGGCCGAAACGTTCTCTTCGTAGCGGGGTTTGAAGTCAATCGACACATCGCCCGTGTACATAATACGATACGTGTCTTCCATCAGAGCATCGAATATCGTATCAACGTCGTGTATATCGCCACTCATCATCTCGTTCAGGGCGCGCTCATCCATACCCTCGATTATTTCATCAACGAGGTCTAAGCAAGCCAAACGGTGCGTAACCGAGGGTGCCGTAATCTGAGGTATCATAGATTCGATATTAATAGCAACACCCAAAGGGGTCTCGATTCCCTCTGGGTGTTACCAGGTCCACAACAAAACTCACTTCTTCAAATTCAACGCCTTAGAGATGTAACGTTCCATTTCCAGGGTCTCGCGTTGGTACGCCTCTTCGGGGTATTCTTTCAAGAGCACGGAGTTGTAACTCTCAATGGCTGCCCCAAGCAGCGTAGTCAGCTGTATAATCTTGGCCTTATGGACCGCTGCACGGTCTTCGGCGTTAAAAGCGAAGCAAAATTTTGTCTTGTTGGCGTCCATTATATCGACGTAACCGAACGTCTGAAGCGTCTCCAACAGATCCAACGCTTTACGGTGTGACAGCGTCGTTTTCTTTACAACCTCTGTACGAGTGAAAGTGCGCTGGGCTATCATTTCCCGTTCCAAAGCGTCTTTACACAAAATACGAAGCAATTCGAGTGCTTTGGAAAAGGCCAGTTGGCGGTTTTCGTCCTTTTCGGTGTACTGTTTTGTCGCTTCTACCTCCTCGGGTGTTTGAGCGACACGTGTGTTATCTGCCATTTTGTTTTACGGTTTCTCGTTTTATAGTTGGAAACAACTCGCCGCGAAAACGCACCATAGTCTGTGCCAAATGCGCGTACACGTCTTCGGGGCGGGCGTAAAGGTCGTGCAACGGCAACCTCGCCATGTATTTCAGTTCGTCGTCCTCCGGCAGGCGATACACCACGTGAAACGCATACCGCCCGTCTTCAGGGTCGCGCATAACACCAACGACCTTGACCTCGATAATCTCGATAACCCCTTCGTTGGCCGACAGTATATAGCGCGAATCGCCAACGTTAGGCAGCAGATTGCCCTTGAGGCGCGTGGCCTTTCCGTTCTGGTTGATGTCCCGCGGGGGGGTTACGCGTTTTTGCTTTACGGCGCCGCTCTTCAGGCGGTTGTAGGCTTGATTGGCGTCGAATACCTTTTCAGCCAACGAGTCCAAGTCAGGCGTAATTTGGCCGACAGGCTGGTAGCGGTAACGAATCGCCGACTTATCTCCCAAACGTTCTACCAGCCCGTTGGCGGTCAGTACCTCGAAAAGCGGCGGCGTGATTTTGGGACTCAGGCCGTTCTTAGCCAGTATAGCACCAAACGACGCTCCGGGTTCCAATACACTCACCCACTTATTCGCGGAACGCTCCAGAATTTCAGCGATTGACGCCTTAACGCCTGTGATAAATGATTTCTTGTCCATTTTGTTATACGGTTTTGTTGTTAGACACACTGTATAACGTTGGCGATTTTTACTTGGCGCACTTGAATTCGAAGAACTCATTCCCGCGACGGCGAGACTTTTTCTCGGTGGCGGATGATATATCACCCGTAGCACGCAACCGCCGCACGCAGTAGCGAAAATACTCGGCCGTGGCTTCCACGTCGTTCATCGCGCCGTGGGCGTCGGTAAGTACAATTCCTGCGCGATCACACGTGGCGCCAAGAGTCATTTTCTCATCACCCGTCAACCCGTACATCATTTTGGCGAGATACATTGTATCCAACGTCTGGTCCTGGATGTAGTTGAACAGATTTTGCTTTTTACCGTGTACGGAATAGTAGAACGCCGCTTCCAACATCCCCACGTCGAACATCACGTTGT